ACTTCTGTAAAACGTGATCCGATGGGAGATATGATTGCGAAGATATTTGATCTGCGAGAAGAGATTTCAGAAATGATATCTGAATTTTTACAAAAAAGACAAGAAATAGTCCGAACCATAGAACAGGTTGAAGATCCATTACTATATGACATATTATTTAAGCACTATGTTGAGTACAAATCTTTGGTTCGCATTGCAGATGAGATGGGTTATTCAGAGATTCACATTAAAAAAAAGCATTTAAAAGCCATAGCAGAAATAAAAAAGATAAAAGGTTTCGAAAGATGATACCGAAGTATACTGAAAAATACTTTTAATATGTGTAGAATATAAAGTAGAGCATTGGATTAAAACATCCAGTGCTTTTTATTTTGCAGAAAGGATGGTTCGGCTCGTGAGAAATACAATGAATTTTGTAGATTTATGCCGAGGTGATTTCGGGCGAAAAGTAGCCTACACAGGCGTTGACCGAATCACTCCACAAAATGTAGTAAAAGTAGTATCAGATACAATTGGCATACATAATAGAAATCGAACATTGATTGATTACTTGTATCGGTACATGAAAGGTGATCAGCCGATATTGTATCGAAATAAAATAGTACGTCCAGAAGTTAATAACAGAGTGGTTGAAAATCACGCATTTGAAACTGTAAAATTTAAAGCTGGACAGATTTGCGGGGAACCAATCCAATATGTATGTAAAAAGAAAAATGCAGACAAAAAAATAAATGAGCAAGTTGATTTGCTGAATGATTATCTGGATGAAGCCAATGCAGATGCAAGAAACATCCAGAGAGCAATATACCAAAGTGCAACAGGAACTTCTTATAAGGCTATTCTGAAAGAAGAGGACTGGACAGAAAACGGAGATTTACCGCCGTTTAGAATCTTTATTCCGTATCCTGGTGATTGTTACATTGTATATTCGCAGAGGAACGGAAAACCAATGCTGTCCGTTCAGATTTTGAAGGATGAAGATGAGCAACAATACTACTTATGTTATTCAAAGAAACAGTTTTTCAAAATCACGAATGGAAAAGTAACCGAATATGGCATCAACGGTTTTGGAGGAATTCCTATTGTTGAATGCCCGAATAATCATGACAGGCTTTCAGATGTTGAAATTGCAATCACCTTATTTGATGCAATTAACAAATACCAGTCTGATAGATTAAATGGCGTTGAACAGTTTGTGCAAGCCTTTATGAAGTTCAAGAACTGCGAGGTAGATGAAAACGAGTTTTTGAAAATGGTAAAACTTGGTGCCATCTCTGTAAAAGATACTGGAAATGGCTGTCAGTCAGATGTTGAACTGATGACCGCTGAATTGAATCAATCAGAGAGCCAGGTTGCAAAGGATGATATCTACAATAACATGCTGATTGTGGAAGCAATGCCAAACCGCCAAAGCAATAGCGGAGGTGATACAGGAAATGCTGTATACCTTCGTAATGGATGGGACTTCGCAGAAAGAGATGCAAAATTGGTAGAAGCATTCACCAAGGAAGCTGAAAAGGAATCTGCTAGAATTATTCTGAATATTATCCGTGGTACATCAAATGATGTTAATATCTCAACCAGAGATTTTGATGTAAAGATAACCAGAAACCCAACAGACAATATGCTTGTAAAAGCACAGGCACTCGATTATCTGTTTAAAAATAAAATTCATCCGCTTATTGCACTGATTACTTGCGGTTTATTTAGTGATCCGCAGAAAGTCTACGAAATGAGTTTACCGTATCTGGGAACTATTTACCCGGAACTGGCAGACCCGGAAGCGGAAATGCAGAAAGCACAGCAATTACTTGACGGAAAGTTTCAAAATCCGTCCAAAACAGAACCAATGGCAAATTCTCCATCTAACGAAGAATGAACCAAATTTCGATTATTTAAGGAGTTTTAGAGAAATCTAAGGCTTCTTTTTTAATACCCAAAATCAAATAAATTGCAACAGCCCGTGAGCGTAAATCGGGTACAGACCATGTGCGGAGCGAACCGTGTTGAAAAAGCGTATTGGACTGGAAGAAAGGAGATTTCAATGACAAGAGAACAGGCAAAACAGGCACTTATCGGTATGGGAGTTGCAGAACCTTCCGAGGAACAGGTTTCTAAGCTTCTTGATTCTATTTCTGCTGAAACTAAGAAAGAGAAAGACAAAAATGTTTCTCTGAAGGAAAAAGCTGAAAAAGCAGATTCCCTGGAAAAAGAGTTGGAAGAGTTGAAAAAGCAGAACATGACCGAAGCAGAACGGCTAGAAGCTGAACGCAAGAAAGAAAAGGAAGCAGTGGATAAGGAGTTAGCTGATTTGAAAGCTGCGCTTGCAGAATCCAACAAAAAAGCCCTTACCAGTGAAATTACTTCTATGTTCGCAAATGCAGGACTTTCAACCGAAACATACGCGAGTGCTATTAAAGCATACGCATCTGCATTGTATGAGAAACCAGAAGATGCAATGAAAGAAGTCGAAACTTTTGTTAAGGGAGTTTCCGAAGCAAATAAAACAGCACTTGATACCGCAAAAGCAGCTTGGGAGAAAGAAGCATTGGAAAATACTCCTAATCCAGGAGGCGGTAGCGGCGGCAAACCTACAGTAAAAAGTGATGCTGCTGAATTTGCAAAAGCTTACTCAGCAAAAAAGAACCAGGAAACTAAATCAGTGGACGGTAACGCCCCTGTAAATATTTAAGTAAAGGAGATATAAAAATGGCTTTTATGAAAACAGAGCAGTATGAGTCCACTCCAAATATTCTTGAATCCGAGGTCGGACTTGTACTTAAAACCTACACAGCAGATCAAACAAATGCTGAAACAGTTGGAACTAAGAAAATTATTAAAGCAGGTTCCGTATATCCAACAAATGCAACAGGCGCAATCGGCATTGTATTTGAAGATGTTGATATGACAGATGATACAAAGAGGCCAATTTCCGTGATCGTCGCAGGCCGTGTTCTCGAAAAAAGACTTCCAGTAACAGTTGACACTACTGCAAAAACAGAGCTTGAAAAATCCGGAATTGTTTTTGTAGTCACAGAAGACCCAGTATTTTAAGGAGGTATGACAAATGCCATTTAATATTTTGGAATCAATTACCCAAGAAGAAAGACTTAACTTTTCTCAGAATTTCAGCGTTAAAAGACCAGGTATTCTTGACACCATTTTCCCAGATACAAAAACCCAGTATCTGAAAGCAGAGTATTACAGACTTATGGCTGGACAGAATCTCCCGGAAGTTGCATTCGTCCACGCTCTTGATAGCGAAGCAGAAATCGGCACAAGACCTGGATTTGAAAAAGTCCTGACTGAAAAACTCTTCATTAAGAGAAAAATCAATCAGTCCGAAAACTTACGGCAGGCAATTGAAAATGGTGTGCCGGATAATGAAGCGCTGAAAAACTTTGTATTTGATGATGCAGCCAGACTGTTCGAGGGCGTTGTTACAAGAGCAAATGTTATGAAAGGACAGTTCCTTTCCACCGGCGCTGTAACAATCAAAGAGAACCATGTTGACATGGGAATTGACTATGGCGTTCCAGCAAGTGCAAAAGTAACGCTTACTGATTGGTCTAAGCCAGATGCAGATATCATGGGCGATATCCAGAAAATGGTAGCTGTAGCAGAAGGCAATGGCTATGTAGTAAACAAAGCTGTTACTTCTCTTAAAATGATTAACTACATGCGGAACAACACTGCAATGCAGACAGCTGTTCTGGGTGCTGCAAATAAAAGGCTTCTCACAAAGCAGGAGCTTGCCAATCTGCTTATGCAGGAATATGGAATCACAATTGATCGTTGTGATGAGAACTTTAATTTCAGAAAAGCAGATGGAACCCTGAAAACAGCCAGATACCTCAAAGAGGATGTATTTACTCTGTATGAAGCAGATGCTAACGGTTCTTTCGGTGTTGGCCTCTGGGGTGTGACACCAGAAGAGCTTGAATACAGACAGTTTATACAGGAAGAGAACCGTTCTTTCGTAACTCTTTCCATGTGGGCTACACCAGACCCAGTTGCAGTATGGACAAAAGCATCCGGTATGTTCGTCCCTGTTGCACCAAAAGCAAACGGTGGTATCGTGATCGGTACCAAAGCGGGGGAATAACCGGGCATAGTCTCGATGAAAACAGCCAGTCACCATCTGTAGCAAGTGTGAATGATACATCAACACACAAGTATACAGAAAGCGAGTTGTCTAATATGACTGTATCTCAGTTAAGACAACTCGCAAGTGATAACGGCTATGCCCTGACAGCAACTAATAAGGCTGGAATAATATCAGAGATTTTATCTCAGCAAAGGTAGGTGATTAAATGGACGAACAGCTTATAGAGGACTTGACAAATTATCTTGAAGATGATGAAGAAACTGCGAGGATGATTCCTCTTTCAGCAGAGAGGGCTATTCGTTCATTTAAGAAGAAAAGGAATTATCCTTCCTCTTACAGTGATGAGAAAATAAATTCCGATATGGAGAAATGCTATGACTGCATATTTGATTTGGCTCTTTTCTTCCTAGTAAAGCAGGGAGCTGAGTTTCAAGGATCACATTCCGAATCCTCTGTGAATAGAAGTTGGGATTCCGAAACTGAAATTTATGTAAATCATGGTGTTTTTCCATTTATCGGATTCTAAGATGGTGTGTGCGTGATACGTCAATCCTCCCACGTATCGCAGGGGTGCTTCAAATTAGGTGGGTAGAAGCAATATTTAAAAAATGGGAGTGATGGAAAGGAATAGCGATGGGATGTGAACACGAGTGTATCAACGAACACCGCTTAAAAGAATTGGAAAGTGCCGTCCATGAGATGAAAGAAAAGCATTCCAAAAGGGATGGAGTTTTTTTTGAACGTATCAATGCGCTGGAACAGAAAATTGCTTTATACAACAACGATCTGGGACACATTAAGGATACAGTTGACGAAATGAACGACAATTTAAAATCACTCATGGAAAAACCAGGAAAGTTACAGGACAAAATAATTGCTTATATCATAACTGGCATAATTGGTATTGTTTTAGGCTTTGCCCTAAAAGGCATTTTCCCGGTGTAAATATTGATTCCACTACAGGGAGGACAGTGGAATGGATGATTATAAAGACTTTTCGGAAGATGAAAGAATCTTCTATTTGCGTGAAGCTGGATTTGATTCCAGAGAAAAAGAGTTATTCCGATTGCGCGTTTACGAAGAAAAAACACTTGCAGAAGCTTCAGAAATCATGGGCTACAGCACAAGAACCGTAGACCGCATAAACAGAAAATTAAAGAAGAAAATTATGAAAGTCGCCCCGATGTATTGTCGGGGCTTTTCTTTGTATTCATAGAAAATGGCGTATTTATGGCGTTATCATGGCGTGTTAATCAACCTCTTATTATTGTAAAATATAGTTATAAAAACAAGGGAGGTTTGAGATATGCAGTATGGTAATCCGTATTTTGCACAACCATTTCAACAAATACAACCGTATCAAGATAGATTAGCACAATTGCAGAATAGTTATCAGCAGGCAATGCCATACGGACAGGCACAGATTCAGCAACCAATACAACAAATGCCACAAGTACCACAAATCCCCATGTTGCAAGGACAGATGGTTGATGGCATTGATACTGTAAAGGCAAAAGATGTAGATATGTCTGGAAACCCTGTCTATTATCCAAAAACTGACGGTACAGAAGTTTACCGAAAACAGTTACAGGCAGATGGCAGAAGCCGAATTTTCACTTATAGACTTGTAAATGAAGGAGAACAACCAGAAAGCAATAACACAAATCAAGTTGATATTGTTTCGCTGATCAACCAACTTCGTGATGATGTTCATGCTGAAATTTCTGAAATTAAAGAATTATTGCCAATACAATCTGAACCGCCCAAGACACAGAAGGGAGGTAATCAGAGATGAATTTCAACCCAAACGCAATAATGAAACAAAGAATTCAGCAAATGATTTCTCAAAGGTTCGGAAGCGTTGATAATATGATGAACGATATGAGCAAATTTGCTGGAAACAATCCAACATTAAAAAATGCTCTTGATTTATACAAACATGGTGATACAGAACAACTACACCAAGTCCAGCAAAATATATTTAAAGAAAAGAATTTTTCTCCCGAAGGAATTTTAGAAAAATTTTTAGGGATGAAATAACTTCCCCATAATTGGGTGATTTAGAATCGCTACAATTTGGGATGACAGCCGCGGATGTCTCCTATTGTAAATAAAATTTAAGGAGACTAAAAACATGATGAATGGTTCAAATTATAGTCTTAGCGACATTGCAGCCGCTACAGGCTCTAATAACCGTGCAAACGACATGTGGGGCGGCGATGGTTTTTCCCTTATTTGGCTTGTCCTTATTTTCGCAATCTTTGGCTGGGGCGGTTTCGGCGGCTTTGGCGGCTGGGGCGGCAATGGTGGAAACGGTACAAATGGTGCAGGTTTCCAAGGATGGGCAACCAGAGCGGATATCAATGAGAGCTTTGCTCTGAATGATATTCAGAATGGTATCAGAGGTATTCAGCAGGGTATTTGCGATAGCACATATGCGCTTAACAATACCATGCAGAGTGGCTTCAATGGCGTGAACGTTGGAATGCTTCAAGGCTTCAACGGCGTTCAGCAGGCAATCAATGCTGATACTGTAGCCGGTATGCAGAATACCAATGCATTACAGTCTCAGTTAGCAAGTTGTTGCTGCGAGACCAGAGAAGCTATCCAGGGTATCAACTACAACTTGGCTACCAACACTTGTGCTCTCCAGAACACAATGAACAACAACACCAGAGACCTTCTGGAAAATCAGAATAGCAACACAAGAGCAATCCTTGATTATCTTTGCCAGAAAGAGACAGCAGACCTCAGAGCAGAGAATCAGGCACTTAAACTGGCGGCTTCACAGTCCGACCAGAATGCGGTATTACAGGCGGCTATGAACGCAAATACAGCAGAAATTCTCAGACGCACTGCACCGCTTCCGGTTCCTGCATATCCGGCAAGCAACTTGTATGGATATTATGGAAGCTGTGGATGTGGGGGAAACAACGGTTGTTGCTGATTTTATCATTGAATTAAATTAAAAATTGAATATGTACCGTTATTATGATATAATAAAATTATCATAGGAGGAACGGTGCATGGTTAATCAAGATTTAATAGGTCAAAAATTTGGGAAACTTACAGTTGAATCTAGCGCAGGAACCAATAAGTGGAAACATAGGTTATGGGAATGCAAATGCGATTGTGGCAATATTGTGATCGTAGACACATCTAGACTAAGAAATGGTCACACAAAAAGTTGTGGATGTTTACACCCAAAAGCGGAAGATTTGGCAGGAAAGCGTTTCGGAAAATTGACCGTAGTAAAGAAAATAGGCAGGAAAAATCGTTCTAATTATTGGCAATGTCATTGCGACTGTGGCAATGATGTCAATTGCTATCAATACAATTTAATGAGGGGAACAAGTACATCTTGCGGATGTTTGCGAAGTTATTACTCAAAACAAAGTAGAAACTGTCATGGAGAATCAACCGGAATTTTATATAAAAAATGGTCTTCGATTAAAACAAGATGTACTAACCCAAATGACCCGCACTATAAAGACTATGGTGGACGTGGAATTAAATTGTGTGATGAGTGGCAAGAATATTGGCCGTTTAGAGAATGGGCTTATGCGAATGGATATCAAGAAGACTTAACCATTGAGAGAAAAGACGTAAATGGAAATTATTGTCCCGAAAATTGTTGCTGGATTACTGGGTTTGAACAAGCCAGCAACAAAAGAAGAAGCGTATTTTTAGAGTACGGTGGGAAAAAGAAAACAATTTCTCAGTGGAGTAGAGAACTTGGAATAGGAAAAGAAACCATTGCGTATAGGGTACATGCCGGATGGAGTGCGGAAGAGTGCTTATTTGGTAAAAAGAACAGAACTGGAAATTCTAGCCCTAGAATGAATATCCCTGACTATTTATCTTAAAAGTAACAAAAGTTGTTGAACTCACCCTTAGAGGTTGACTAATTCTAAGAGGTGGGTTGCGGCTCACCTCTTATTGATTGAGAGGTAAAAAATATGGCATGTAAGAATGTTTGTAAGCTTTGCAATCACCTTGTGCTGTCTACTGCAATTGCATTCACAGGTGGAAATCTTGTGGTTACTATCCCGGAAGGAAGCTACAATAATGGAGAAAAATACTGCATTGTTTTAGCACAGTCCATTCCAAATACAACCACAATTACCGCCCCAGTAATGATTCAGATAGGAACAGGAACAACTTTATATCCATTGGAGAATCGTTGTTGCGCACAGGTAACAGCATGTGGCGTCAGAACCAGAACAAAATATGCAACCAGAGTTGCAACAAGCGCTACTGGTGGAGCGTTCAAAATGTTAGGGAATCCGGCTTGTAGTCCGAGCAACAATTTGAAAGCAATTAATGGTACAGCCCCAACGACAGAAGCACCTGTTACGCAGGCTGTTAGAAAGGGGGCACTGTAATGCATAAAGTTGCAATGGAAATGGGAAAATGGGCTATGGAAAAAGCCAAAACACATGGCTTTGATAATCTCAGTGCTCAAGACTGGGACGATCTGAAAGACTGCATGGAATCCGTAAAGTGCGCGATTTGTGCAGATAAAGATTACAGAATCGTAGAAGCTATGGATGAATGCGAACAGGAAGAAAAGTATCTTGGACGCATGGGATATGATCGTTACCGCTATTCAAATGGGCGTTTCGCTCCAAAAGGTAGGGGAACTAGAAAAGGTTATAGACCATATCTGTACATGGAAGACGATGACTGGATGGACGAGTATTTAAACAATCCAGAATTTGAGCGCAACATGTACCGCATGGGATATCATCCAGACCGTAGTGATATGGAAATGGGTGACATAAATCGGAAGAAATCCAGATATGGCGAGTCCTATGATAGATACGATGAGAATCGTAGGCACTATCATGATTCTAAGGATTCTGAATCCAAGAGAAAAATGGATGATTCCATGAAAGAATACACATCAGATATTATTCGTAACCTTACGGAAATGTGGTCGGATGCAGATGCAACGCTCAGACAGCAGATGAAAACTGACCTGAGCCGTTTGGTTCAGCAGATGACATGATTAAATTATTGATTAAGCCCTTGTTGCAGTAGTGCGGCAGGGGCTTTTTAGTTGAGAAAAGGATGGTGATAAGCCATGCTAAGACAATTTTACATGAACGGTGACCTATGGAGAGTACAGTTCGTATCCCCACACGATAACGTGTTAATTGACCGCACTGGAAATAGAACACTTGCTGTATCTGATTACTCTACAATGACAATTTCGATTGCAAGCAACTTGCATGGAGAACTTCTGAACCGTGTATTTATCCACGAATTAGGGCATTGCGTGATGTTCAGCTATGGTCTACTGCCAGAGCTTCACCGTATGATTAAAAAACGATATTGGGTTGATGCAGAGGAATTTGTATGCAATATTCTGGCAGACTACGGCCATTTCGTGATTGGAACAGCCAGAGATATTTTGGGAAACCAATTCACATATGTAGCACCTGTTGGAGCAGAAAGGATGATTGCATGAGAGTATTAAGATTTATTGTAAATAATCAAAGAATTTATCCAGATCCCAAGTGTGATTTCTCTGGACTGGTAAAGGGCACGACTGGATATCTTAAAGCATTGTTTATCTTTTCACCAGAGTGGAACGGATGTAAAACAGCTGCTTCATTTTGGAGAATGGAAAGAGAATACCCAGTAATACTGAAAAACAATCAATGTGAAATTCCACCGGAAGCCCTTACTTGGGATTATTTTTCTGTATCTGTCACTGGCGTAAAAGATAACGGAAAATACATTATAACTACTGGTAAAACCAAAGTATCACAAAGGGGGTAGAACATGGCAACAGCACTTGATTTACTTATGAACACAAAAGAAGATGTTAATTTGCTTTCTGAAGAATCCGATATATGCACAATTGACGCTAAGACAAGGGCTATTTTTGTGCCCTCTACAATCGTAGTTGGTGGTGTACAATCTGACAAGAATGCAGAACGTATTAAATTTTCATGTCCCAAAATTGTAGGAGATAATCTTGATTTATCCAAATTTTCAGTCAGAATTAACTTTGAAAACGTAAGCAGTGTGGATTTTAATGTTTCTATCAAAGACCAATACATTTGTGATGATGTAGCTGTAGATGGCGAAAATGTAACTTTTTCTTGGTTGATTGGAAGAAATGCAGCAAGGTATATGGGAACGGTACGTTTTATTGTTTGCGCTGTTAAAACGGATTCCGATTCAAATATTAGTGTTGAATGGAATACCGCAATATCGGAAGTACCAGTGCTAGAGGGTATCGAGATTGATCAACCACAGATAGGACAGGAAGAAAAAGATGTTATAAATCAGCTTTTGGAGCTTACTAAAAACATATCTGCGGAAGCTGTTCAAAATGTAAATTCCGCAAAAGAACAAGCTATTAAGGACATTCAGAGTGTATCACAGCCAGACACTACATTGACTATAGAAGGTGGGCTTGCAGAAGCAAAAGCAACGGGAGACGCTATTGGTTCGCTAAAGGCAGATATAACTACTGATAAGGTGAATACAAAAATCACTGCAAATAATAAAATTGTAAAAAATAATCTTACTCATGGTTTGTTTATCAATGCTTTTGGAGAAAAACAAAACAGCGATGCGACAAATATTACTGAAAATATATCAGTAGAGGGTGAAAGTCATCTATATTTTGTTAATTGTGGTTCAAGTTGTTTTTATTCAAGTGATGGAAGTGTTATAGAAAGATTTCAACCACCTGAGCCAAGTGGTGTTGTAGAAGTACCAAGTAATGCAAAATATATCATTGTAACAATATGGAATAACCACATTACTGATAGTGCTTTATACTTTGGAGAAAAAAATAAAATATTTGATGATGGATACCCACTTACAGAGAATATTATAGATAGTAAAATTTTTGAGGAGAGAATTTTAGATAGAAATATAGTAAGAAAAGAAATATCCAGAAATCTTTTTAATAAAGCAGATATTGAAAAAGGTGTATGGGTTTCATACTCAACTGGTGCTACATCTAGTACTGAATATTTTGATGCATCTAATTATATTGAGATATTTCCAAGTATTGAAAAATACCACTTACAGGGAATTGATAATCAACAGTTGGCATTATATGACAAGAATAAGAAGTATATTGGTGGTTATGTTCATGCAGATGAGTTTAACAATGCAAGCGAAAACGGATTAGTTGATGAAAATGCTAGATATATAAGATTTACAATTCCGAGAGAAAACAACTGGTTAGATAGAGCTATGTTGTCAGTTGGTGTCATAGATATACCATACGAAAGTGGTGTTAATACTTTTATAAATGAACAGATAGAAACTGTTGTTGAAATCGGAAAAGAGTTTGCTAATTTAAGAGTGTGTCTCGAAATTATCAAACCATCAAAGAATAACAAGTACACTGTTTTAATTCCAGATGGAATATATGATATTAGAGCATTATATACAGAGTCAGAAATTGCGGATAGTGATTTTAGAGGTTTATTTGTACCTAATTATTGTAAGTTAAAAGGTATTGGTTCAAGAGAAGATACTATTCTTAAATGGGATAATCCAACAACAAGTGAATGGATTTCTACATTACATTTACAGAATACATGTGAGCTTGAAAATATAACTGTTATAGCTAATCGTATAAGATATGCAGTACATGATGATTACTCATGGGGTGGTGATGAATACTACCACAGAGTAAAAAATTGTATATTTAAAGCTACAAATGGACAATATGACAAACCAGCTATATATGGTTCAGGGTTTAACACAGGTAAAAGTGGAGGAATTGATTGGATATTTGAAAACTGTGAGTTTGTGTCCGATGATAACAAAACATTCGCTTTCTTAAACCACAATAATGTTAATATTAACCATTCAAGCTGTATTATATTTGATAATTGTAGATTTAGAACAAATTCAGATAGAGATATACAGTTATCATCACTTAATACTGGGGTGACAGGTAAAATATATGTAACATTAAAAGGTTGCTATTTGAAATCTAAAAAAATTGTGTTACTTGAGGCAGAAGGTAAAGGTATAAAATACAATGTAGATGGATATGCAAATAATGTAACTAATGAAGATGTTATTATCGAAAGCACAGATGAAAAAGATTATTCAAAAAATATTGATTTAATCTAGCTAATCAAAGTCCACTTTGGGTACAACTAAGTTAAAGAGGGCTTTAGTTAAGCAACCAAATTTAAGAAAGAGAGGAAATATGAGAGGATTAGTCCGTCAAAAGCAAAAAATATATTGGTCACGAATTACTGAAAAAACAAAAGGATTAGACCGCATTAAAGTTTATGAGAAGCCAGTTCTATTCTCTTTTTCTGTATCATCTACAGCCGGAACACCAGAAGAAATTGCAGCCGGAATAGTGCCAGATTATGATAGGTACATTACAAGCTTTAATCGAAATTTTCATCCACAGGAAGCGGACATATTTTGGATAGATAGAATTCCACAAATAAGCGAGGACGGAAGCCTTATTTTGAACAAAGATGGCGAACCTACAGTATTGCCAGACTACACACTAAAGAAGATTTTAGACACTCAAAAAGGCAATATTGCCAGATATGGAATTTCCAAGAGAGGGAATGAAGATGGGTAAGACGATAAAGTGTACCTTATCGCAGAAATCAATTCGTAATGCAATTAATGAATTAAAGGCATACCAGAAAGATTTACAAAGAAAGAACGAGCTTTTTGTTAAGAGATTGTGCGAAGAGGGATTACAAGTAATTCAGACCACAATGGAATCCATCCCGGACGAAGAGAAAGGTTCATACTACACCGAGATAATCTATAATAAGAACGGTGACATTACAGGTGCATCTGTTAGGCTGTCTGGTGATAAAGTGTTATTCATTGAATTTTCAGCTGGTATCACATATGGTTCAAACAATTACCCTCTGCCATCTGGTTCTGAATACGGAGTAGGTACATACCCCGGACAAACCCATGCGTTTTCACCTTATGGATGGTGGTATACGGACGAAAGAAGTGGAGAAACACGCCATTCATATGGAAATAGAGCGTACATGCCTATGTATCACGCAGAACAAGCCGTTATTATTGCTGTTCGCAAAATTGCCAAAGAGGTATTCTCTTCTTAAAGAAGATACCATAATATACTGAATGATACTAACCAATTATGTTATCATTACAGTGTTAAATTGTAGCATAACATGCAATGCGTTCACTATAAAGGTGGGCGCATTTTTTATTGTGAGGTGACAGATATGCCGGACACAATAGAATCTCCTGTATTGGAAGTTTTTTCAAGGTGGGGAGCGGCTGTTTCTAAGATTACTGGCGCAGACAATTATTCCATGGATGGTAGCGAGACAAATGCTTCCGGTAAAAAAGCATATGCACAGCTTTATATGCTCGGAAATCCAATTACGAGAGGCGACCTCGAAGGAGATGAATGCGCAACAATGCCATCATTTCAAGTAAATTGCTTCACATCTGGGAGCAAAGCACTAACCAGAGTGTATGAATTGGACAAGATAAGTCACAAAGCTATGGTAAGCATGGGATTCCGCCGTACATACGGACCGGAACCTATGTTTTTTGGTGACAGTGGAATCAAAAAGCTTGTGAGTCGATACAGCCGGATATATACAGGAAAATTACTTTAAAACCAATGAACGCATAGACGTTCTTTTTTTATGCCTAAAACGAAAGCGAGGTGAGATTATGGATCAGATTTTAAGTTATGTAAAGCCAGAATTACTTATTGTCGTTGTAGTTCTTTATTTTATCGGGGTAATGATTAAAAAATCAGAAAATATTTCTGACAAATTTATTCCGATGATTTTAGGAATTCTCGGCATGTTAATTTGCGGTCTTTATGTTTTTGCAACATCTACAGTTTCCGGTTCACAGGAAGTTGCAATGGCACTGTTTACTGCAATTACACAAGGAATTATCGTTGCTGGATTAAGTACTTATGTAAATCAGCTTATTAAGCAGTCTGGAAAAGAAGAGTAGAAAGGCGGTGATCCGCTATCTCCCGGCACAGGGTTACGTGCATATTACCGATTTTTTGTTTGAAAAAAATTGCTGACCTTAAAGAGTTAAAGGTAGAAAGGAGAAATAATGAGCCGTTTAACAACATTAGGCGTGACTTTTGGTTATGGAGTTGAAACCGAAAAAGGCGTAAAGCCTACAACTTTTAAGCAACTTGAGCTTGCAAGCTCTATTGGTGGAATTTCACTTGATACAGAGCAGATTGACGTATCAGCATTGGAAGATTATATAACAAAATATGCAGCTGGTAGACAGGATACTGGAGGTACATGGGAAATCGAATTTATCATGGATCCAGATAAATCTGTTAAGCAGATTAAGGAACTTTATAGTGCATCTAAGACAGCAAAAGAAACTGGACTTGCAACATGGTTTGAGGTTGTTTTCCCGGATATGACAGATGCATTCTTTGTTACAGCTGAGTGCGGACGTGAGATTCCACTTCCAGAAGTTGGACAGAATGAAGCTGCAACAATGTCCATTTCCCTTATTATCACAGATTACAAGGGACTTGAAACAAAGGTTGCTCTTACAAAATCAGAATGATGTTTTTAATGGGAGGATTATAAAATGGTAACTTTTAATGTACATGGAAAAGAATATAAGGTTGTATTTGGATACGGACTTCTTACAAAAACAGATGTGCTGGACAATGTGCAGGGGATTACAGATGGAAAAGAGAGAAGCCTTCAGAAGATGATTTCTCTTCTCCCGGAACTGCTTCTTGCCGGACTTCAAAAGAAGCACAAGGAAGAGTTTGGGTATGAAAGTGATTCTGAAAAAGAAACTGCTCTTGATAAAGTCTGTGACCTTTTGGATGATTACGAAGATGAAGGAACTGAGGAAAATCCGAAAAGCGGATTTGATTTATACCAACTTCTCGATAAAGAATTGGAGAAAAATGGTTTTTTATCCGGTCTGCTGAATGCAGTAGCAGAAGCACAGGCAGTGGAGAAGAATGCAACGAAGCTTCCGCAGGATCACAAAAAGAAAAATTAACTTTTCGAGAAGCTGTTTACCAAGAGATTCTTCCTTTATACCTCTCTATTGGTGTGTCTAAAGAAGAATTTATGGATTCTACGCCAGCTGAATTAAAACCTTATCTCGAAGCTGAAAAGATACGCCAAAAGAGGAAAGATGCCGAACTCTGGCAAGCTGGCATTTATGAAACATCAGCCACATTCACGGCTGTTGCGAATGCTTTAATGGGGAAAAAATCTAAAGCAGAGTATTTGAAAAAACCTTTACTGGAATCAGCAGAGGAAGAAAAGCGTAAACAGGAAGGCATACTTTCCGAAGAAGAAAAGAAAAAACAGAGAAACGCACTTTTAGCAAGCTTGCAACTCATGCAGGCAAACTTTGAACTTAACCATGAAGAGGGCAGGCAGGATGATTAGTCTTGTCTGCCCTTTATTTTTTTATGCAAAAAGGAGGGAAATTGAAAATGGCGGATAACACCATTGATACCCTTGATTTACAGGTTAGAAGTAGTACGGCAAAAGCTGTTCGGTCACTTGAGAACTTATCAAGAAAACTTTTGAACGTAAACAGTTCATTTAAGAATCTGAATACAGGTGGATTGCGCCATTATGCCAGAGAAATAGGAAGAGTATCTGCATCCATAAAAACATTAAATGGTGTTAGAGTTTCCTTACCTAATCTTGGTGGTCTTACAAAGCAACTCACCAGCATATCACGTGTAAATTTTTCAGCATTGGATGGAAGCGGGAAATCACTTAAAGATTTTGCGTCTGGTTTATTGTCTATCAGCGGTTTACAGAATATTTCTGTACCCAAAATAGATACTAAAAATATTAATTCAGTAACAAAAGCTATTGAAAAGCTTGGAAAAGTTGATTCTTCAAATGCACAGCAAACAATTAACAGTATACAGAAAGTGGCACACTCTATGTCTGTTCTTAATACTGTTGATTTTAGTGGTTCAAAAGTAATCCAAGGAATTAATGCAGTCAAAAGGCTAATGGAAGTCAAAACGGATAATTTTGACACAACCACTTTGGATAAAATTGCAAATTCCATGAAAAGCTTTTCTGATCTCCCAGATGTATCTTCCAGCACCAACCGTTTTGTTTCTTCTTTGCAAAAACTTGTAAATGCTGGTGATAAGGCAAAACAGGTAGAAGTTGCACTTCCTGGGCTTGGAAAACAATTAAAATCTGTGATAAAAACGCTGTCCAGAGTGGGGGATGTTTCCGAACCAACTAATTTATTTGTACAATCCATCGGAAGACTGGCAAGTGCTGGAAACAAGACTAGCCAGACCGCTGGACAATTGCAAAATCTGGCGCAAGAAACAAAGAAGTTTTTCAAAGTAATGGAAAATGCTCCAAAAATCAGTGAGAATACCATCCGCATGACGGAAGCACTGGCGCAGTTGGCAAGTGCTGGCGGCAAGGTGAATACTGCAACAAATTCCATATCCAGTGCTTTTTCAAAATTATCATCTGGTACATTGAGTCTTGGAAATCTTGTAAGTAAAACTGCTTCTAAAATTGGTGGTGGCATAAAAACTATCATTGGTGGGTTTCAGCGTCTTGGAAGCGGTAGCTCTGGACTGAAAACTGCATCCTTTAATCTGAGCGCACTCTTTAAAACTGCAATTGGATTTAAGGCAATCCAAGGTCTTGTTGACTTTGGAAGAAGCGCAGTTGATTTAGGCTCTCAAATTACAGAGGTTGAAAACGTTGTAGATGTTGCGTTTGGCAGCATGTCTGATAAAGCTTATCAATTTGCATCCACAGCAAAAGAACAATTTGGATTATCAGAATTGGCGGCAAAGCAATATTCTGGGACCATGATGGCAATGATGAAATCATCTGGTGTTGCGCAAGATGCAGCTTCTAAAATGTCAATTTCTCTTGCTGGATTAGCCGGGGATATTGCATCATTTTACAACATTGATACAGATACTGCTTTTCAGAAAATACGCTCTGGAATTTCCGGGGAAATTGAGCCTTTAAGACAATTGGGTATTAATTTATCCGTTGCAAATATGGAGGCTTATGCTCTTTCAAGGGGAATTACAACATCTTATAATGCAATGTCCCAAGCTGAAAAAGTTGCTCTTCGATATAACTATTTAATGTCAGCTACAGGCGATGTGCAAGGGGATTTCGCTAGGACAAGCGGCACCTGGGCGAACCAGGTTCGTTTACTCACTCTGAATTTCCAGTCACTTTCCGCAGTAATCGGGCAAGGTTTGATTGCTGGCATTCTTCCTGCTATTCAAGCTCTCAATGCGCTTATGTCAAAGCTTATGCAAGCTGCGAATGTGTTCCGTAACTTCATGTATGTATTGATGGGAAAGAAACTAAAAGGTTCGCAGAGTGGAGTTAGCGATATTGTATCTAACTTAGGTGGTATAGAAACAGCTGGTGATGACGCATCTTCTGGGCTTGATGACGCTACATCATCTGCAAAGAAGCTGAAAAAGGCACTTTCCGTATTGCCATTCGACCAATTGAATCAGCTTACCGATAATTCCGATAATTCTGGAACTGCATCTAAAAGTCTTGGTTCTGGACTTGGAGATTTGGCAGATAGTTTTGCTGGAATACAAGATTCACTGGATGAAGTTTTGACTGTTGACGAAACACCAATTAATAAATGGGCTGCTAAAATCAGAAAAGCATTTATCAATAAAGACTGGAAGGGACTAGGCTCCACTATTGCAGATATGATAAATGTTGGAATGGAAAAAATATATGAAGTTATTAGTTGGAATAATGTTGGCCCGAAAATAACCGAATTTGTAAATGCATTTACAACAGCATTTAATTCCATGGTTAGCGGAATTGATTTCGACTTAATGGGAAGAATGCTTGGAGCTGGAATTAACACGGCAGTAAATACCCTAAACCTGTTACTCGGAGAGGGAGGAATAGATTTTTCCGGAATAGGGGCAAAACTGTCTCAACTTTTAAAAGGTGCTATAAATGAAATTGACTGGACAGGCCTTGGAAACTTAATAGGAAACAGTTTTATGGCATCTTGGAAAATGCTTTCTGGATTTGTAAAGGATATGTCTAAAAAGGATGGTGCTGGAATTACTGGATGGGGTAAGCTTGGCACTGCTATTGGAAAAGCCTTAAATGGTGCAATAAAAAAGATAGACATGAACACAATTGCAGATGCACTTTCTGGTTTATTAAACGGAGCGTTCGAAAGCTTAAAATCATTTACAGAAACATTTAATTGGGATGATCTCACAACCAAGATAAGAGATGGAATCGCTAAATTCATCAAAGACACAAATTGGAAAGAGAACGGACAGGCTCTTGGAGATTTTATATCTCACCTGTGTACCGCATTAAAAGATTCTCTCACTACAGACACTTTCTATGAGTTCGGACAAGGAGTTGGAACATTCCTTGGTGAATTACCATGGGGTGAAATCCTTAGTACCGCAGCTGATCTGCTATTAACTGGTCTTGCCAGTGCATTAAACGGATTATTCGATGGATTAGAGGAAAAGCACCCAATAGCCGGACATATTGCAGAATGGCTTACAAAAGCATTTATTGCAGTAAAAATAGCAAATATCACAGGTATTGGAACTCTTGTTGGTTCACTTGTGGGACATATTGCAGGAAAAATAGCTGAAAAGAAAAATGCAGAACTAATTGCAGATAAACTTGCGGATGTGATAGGAAATGGTACAAGTGCGGCAAGTGAAGCAATAAAGGGAGTTGGAGATGCAGCGGAAACAGCTTCAACAGGCGGACTTAAAACGTTTTCTTCATCGCTTGGAACTATATTTGGAACCGCTGGAATTGTATTTGTCGCAACAGCATTATCTGTTAAACTTGCCAGAGGAATTGCAAGTATCACAGAAGCTGCGCAAGGTGGAAATGGAATTTTAACACAGACAGGCGGCTATCTCCATGATTACACTGGTGCAATGGAGAGTGCGCACAAAATAACACAAGACCAAGCCGAAGAACTGTGGAAGCTGATTGAAACGGATGAGAGTGCCGGAAAAACAAATTCTGAAATGTACGATAGTTTTATTAAAAAACTTGGTGAATTTGGCGTATCTACTAAAGACGCAAAAACGATTCTCGAACAATACGGTGCGCAAGCAGGTGTATCATCTGGATTCTTGGAAGATATGACGAATAAAGCTGCAGCTCTTGGAGAAGGCATATCTGAATCGGCTGGAAAATTTGACACAACCAAAATCAGCATATCTGATTTGAAAGACGAACTTTATCTTTTAAGTCTTAGCTCTGATCAATTTAGTGGAGACTACCTAACTGCTAAAGATGCTCTTGACAGTGCAATATCTGGAAGAACATACGAAAATACAGAAGAAGCATTAAATGCAGTTTACACTTCGTTGAAAAACGCTGGTGTTCCGTTGGATGAGCTAAACGAAAAACTCGGAAAAGATTTTCCGGATGCGGTTATCACCATGGAAACTACTTCAAAAAATTCTTTTAATGGAATGTCAGAGAATGCAAAAACTGCTATGGGTAGTGTTTCTTCAGCAGTGGCAACTGCTACACAATCTGTGTCTTCAAAATCTAAGACTGGTTTTGGAATAGCCAGTGCAGCCGTAAGCACGGCAATGGCTGGAATGAAAAAAAGCACAGAAAGCACAATGCCTTCTATTTGGGCGAAGATAAAGAACACGAATGATGATGTTGAAACCAACTCTAAAACAAACTGGGGAAATTCTGCAAGTGCTGTATCGACAGCCCTCGGAACCATGGACACCGATACCAAAGATATAATGGGTAAGGTTATGACAACCATTCAAAGCTATTGGTCTTCCGTTCTGATCAATACAAACCAGATTTGGGAAAAGGCTTCTGGCAAAGTTGACACGGAAACTGGAAAAATGCTTACTTATGCCGAAAATAATATGTCGTCTGTTGCAAGAGTTTTTTCTTCAATCAGAAAAACTATTAATGGAAATTTTTCGGGACTCTATTCTGTTGGGCTAAATGCGATGAATGATTTTAAACGTGGAATAGAATCTGTTGATATAAAAACGCCACATCTGCAAATGAATTATACTAACTGGCAAGAGGGTAATACTCACAAATGGAGATGGAATTCAAATGTGGAATGGTACGCCAAAGGTGGTCTTTTCAATGGCGCACAGGTAATTGGTATCGGTGAAGCCGGTTCCGAAGCCGTTCTTCCGCTGGAAAATCCGCGAACCATGAAGAAGATTGCAGACAGCATTGTTTCCAGTTCAGACGGAAGCATGGGACTCACAAAAGAAGAAATGACAAAAGCAGTAGCGCAGGGCGTTGCAATGGCAATGAGTATGAACAGCGGAAACAAGAATCCGCAGTACATTATGAACAGTATTATTCTGGACGGAAGCGAGATTGCGAAAGCAGTAACAAAAGCCCAAAATGATACGGATAGCCGTTTCAAACCATCCCCGGCATATTGATTTTTGGCTGATTGTGTGGTATAATTTCTTCAATGAAGAAGTACACACGGTCTTGATTTTTGAGCCGCTAAGAAGAAATTAATATTTCTCGATTTTGAGGAATTTTTATCTTACTTGGCGGCTCTTTTTTATTTTTAAGGGAGGAAAAAAGATGGAAAATTATATTTGTGCTATAAAAAGCCCATTTTCAAAATATCAGCGTTTCGTATATGTAGACCATAAAAATAGGGTTGCGCCCGGATTAATGGAAAAAAGAGGAATCAAAGAGTATATAAATAGAATCGCTGATATCAATAACACAAATTATCTTTTTATTGATTGCGAGGTAGAATCTCAAGATGTCGGTTCTTTTGTGGAAATGCTTGAAGAATTAAAAGGCGTAATGGCAAATGGGAGACACAATGATTACCAAGCAACATATGAGTTTATTCTCGGTACCATGCGTGACATGATGAATAAGAGCAGAAACAAATAATTTTGGTAAAACCAACAGGCTAGACCGATCATCGAAAAGCGGAAATGCCAGAAGCTATGTTTTCCTGTGGAGGGACTATTTGCGCCGAAAAATGTGCAGAATATGAAAGCGAGGAAAGAAAAAAGCATGATTTTAGACCTTAAAATAAATTAATTTTTTTAGACGCACAAAAGACGCATAGTAGACGCACTCAGATTAAGGTTTAGATAAAGGTTTAGATTAAGATATAGATTAAGATATAGATTTAGATATAGATTTAGATTAAGAAAAAGAGAAAGAATTATATTTTGAATAATATCTAACGATATTATTATGTCAGATAAATCTGACGCAGAATGAGAAAAGGGAGGACACACTATGATATTTTGGCTATCAATAATCATTTTTGCAGTCGGCGTTGTTATTCTGATTGCAAATAGAATAGGAGAATCTTTAAGCTACGAATATGAGTATTCGAATGTGAGCGCAACCGTGCTTGTTTTGGGCGTAGCAGTGGCTTTTATCGGTGCGGTATATCTTTTGATCGCTGGATTGCTTTTAGCAATAAGCCAGACTACGGTTACCGCCACCAGACAGGCAAATGCAGAGAAATACAAAGCATTGACTTACAAACTGGAAAGTGAAGCTTGCCGAGATCAATTCGGACTTCTCAACAAAGAAATTATTGACGAGGTACAGAGATGGAATGTAAAAGTAACTTACTACAAAGCAATGGAGGATAACTTCTGGATTGGAATTTATTATCCAGATGTGTACGGTGATCTTGGAACGATTGATTATGAGACATATGAGGGTAATTAATTGACATGATAAAATAACCAAATACGTTTCAAAAACCTCTCATCCGATAAAATATAGGCACAAGCCAAGAAAATTGAAATTTGAGCAAAGAAATAAACTAATTGTGGAGGATTAAAACATATGAGCCAAATAGGAACAGAACTTCCAACAGAATATTCAGACCGTTTCGATAAATTACGACAGAATAGGGCTGAGGTAAGCTTTTACAAATATGGCACGGCAAAGGATAATTTCGGGGAGAAGTTGGTAAACGCCCTGGAATCTCATGATATGTGCATCAAAAAGTATCGTGAGACAGGAAACACAGAATATCTTTGTGACGCAGCCAATTATTTGATGTTTGAATTTATGTATCCTCAGATTCCGAATGCGTTTTTCAAAGCGACAGACAGTGGAGAAAGTGCCGGGGTTGCCGGCACACCGATTAATCAGCTGAAGGAGAAGTGGTATTAACGAAAAGGAGATGTGAAAATATAATGAACAGACCATTATTTGAACCAGGGGATATTGTACAGCACTTTAAGAGAGAAACCATCAAGGAGCCACGTAACAACGAGTATTTGTATAAGATTGTTGGATTTGCTCAACATACGGAAACAGGAGAAGCCCTGGTGATATACAAGGCATTGTATGGTGACAAGAAATTATTTGCCAGACCGAAAAATATGTTTTACAGTGAAGTGGATCACGAAAAATATCCAAATATCAAGCAGAAATATAGGCTTGAGAAATATCATGGAGTGCTTTACGCTGATGGACTTTAAACAGACTTACTTTTCCATCTGGCAAGAAATATGGAACCTCCACAAGAAGTATGCATTTATCTCAAAGGATGATATTCCGCAGTGGGAAAATCTCACCATGGAAGCAAGCCGGATTCACGATAAATACGCTGATTCGGTCGGCGCGAAATTTGCCGAAGCTCTTTTGTTTGCCGTAACTGCGGAAATTGATAGAAAAGCGAAATAGTGCTTCCAGAATACGTTCAAAGGTGGTACAATATGGGTATCAAGTATTGGGAGGTATGAGTGTATGAAGAAAGTGAAAAGAGTTATTGTTGCGTCAACATTAATAATATGTGAATGTTTTTCACCTATCGCAGTAAAAGCAAGTATTGATGATGTAAATACATTTTTGCAACAGTATGAAAATGATGATAATGCATTTTATACAGAAGAATACAGTGGAAAAGATTCGGAAGGGACGGAATATAAAACACTTATCGTCAGAACTGATTTATTTAAAGTAAATGTCAGTTTTATGGAAATGGATGAAATTTTTGCGAATATGTCTTCACAGGAATGGTTTGACTATACCACTATTTGTAGCATAGGTATTAGTTCAAATGTTGGTTTTTTATTGTCAACTAATGTCTATGATACAAAAAGTGGAACGAAAATAAATAGCTCAAGCGATCATCCTTTATCAATGAGATTTCCTTGGATAATAAAAACCGAAAACGAACTTTCTGATGAAGAACGTACTTTCCTTATGAGGATAACGCAAGAAATATTACAAAGCGAGTTGGATAAATCCATTTCATTGAATATCGGAACTGAAAATGAGAGTAAATGCACATTCAAAGCTTGCAATGGCTTAGCAGAAGTCAGCGGAGAATACGAATTGAATAACGTATCATATAAATTTATAACTCAGTTTACTTACGAAACAGAAGATAACCAGAATGGAACATACGAAGAGTTATATACAGGCGCAAATGATATAGATATATTTGGAACAAAAGTAATGTTTGAACATAGAACATACGATAAGTAAAAAAAAATCGGCTAGGGATTTCTCCCTAGCCTTTATCTTAATTCATCCAACTATATGTATATGAGTTGTTTACATATATTTCAAATCTATCTGGTGTTATTGTGTCATAATTTCTATCATGAGGAAAACTAAATTCAAGATAAGCAGTTGAACCAGGATTTTCTACACGAGCATAATTATAATCATATCCGACAATTCTTCCACCCTTATAAAATACAACAGCGATTTGAGTAGAATAATTTTTTCTTCCTTGATTTTTTACTTCAACCATTACATTTTTATCGCCAAAATTTGAAGAATAATGAATGCCAGAATTATTTGTTATTGTATTTGTTGCTTTTTCAATTTTTAAATTTATTTTAAAAGAATCCCAAGTCTTGTCATAGTTCCAGCCTTGAAGCGCACATTTTGAATGTGCCGCAAATGCATAATTATAATCTTTTTCTATTCCAACCATTGTTCCATTCAGATAATAAACAAACTCTACTGTCAGATCAACGGCATAATCATAATGGTTTTCCAGAATTGCCACAGCTCCATACGGCGTAGATTCTGCATGATAACTAACAACATTCTTTTTACCACTGCTGTTAGCATTTGGATTTCCACCAAAACCGCCATTGCCATTAGAAGCCTTTTTCACAGTAACTTTACAGGTATATTTCTTTTTACCAATCTTTGCAGTAATTGTAGCAGAGCCTTTCTTTTTCGCCTTTACACGTCCTTTAGAAGATACCGTTGCAACAGACTTCTTGCTACTTGTCCATTTTACTTTTCCTTTTGTTCCAGTTACTTTTAATTGTAATGTCTGACCGACTTTCAAAGTGGCTTTTTTCTTGTTGATTTTACCAGCCGCCGATACTGGAACTGCCATACAGACAATCAGTAACATAATGGTAAAAATTGCCAGTAACTTTTTGGATTTTTTCATATGCGTTTTCCTCCCTAAATCAGTATGATATCTGTATTTTACCACTCCAAAATGAATAGTGGAATAGGAAATTTGAAAAAAATAACGATTCATCAAAATGACGAATCGTCAGTAAAAAAACTGCCCATTAAAATTGAAGAGTATGGTTCTTCACTAGGAGGAACGAACAGAAAAATTGATATTTCGTCTTTATGGCAGACTATATATGCTTACAAGGTGCACAAATTTGAGCGGATTATATAGGTTTTAGCCATACATGGCGAAAAGGCGTAGAAATTTCGACACCTTTTATTTTTAATAGGGGTGCTTCTAATTTGATGCACCCTATTTCTATGATTGATATTTTGAACTATCATCAATTTGATGACGGTTAGCATTTCGGACAATTTGTCCTAGGTTCGCCACAATGGCTAGTGACTCCGCATTCATGCGGAAAAGTGGATACTTCAATCACCAAAGTCAATTTTACTTCGGCTAACTGCGACTCTTCCTAAAAGACGAGACGCACACTGTCGAAAATTCGACAGTGAATAAGCCGCCGAAATTTCGGCTCCATTATTTTGTGGAAGACAGTTTTTCACAAAAAAATGAAAAATACTCTTGACTTTTGTACGCCCATAAATTATAATGAATTATGCAAGGACAAAATAAGGAGGTGAACAAAATGTCCCCAAGAACAGGTAGGCCACCTGTAAATGGTGAATCAAGAAAGGAAAAGCTCAATATTCGTCTTACAAAAGAAGAAAAAGGACGCATAGACAAATGTGCAGAAGAACTTGGAATTTCAAGAACGGACACCATTATGAAAGGAATCGGTCTAATAGAAGATGAAATAGGCGAAAAATAAGGAACTGGCTCCCTAGGAAAGAAACAGTCCCTTATACAACACCCCCTACAGGGGATATGCAAATTATAACACTGTATATCCCCTGTTTGCAAATAGATTTTTTAACAACAGGAGGATTTTCTATATGAACGAAATCACAATTAACACAGCAAGCCAGACACCTATCGAAATCGCACTTGGCATTGATGAAGAGGGTATGACTACTGCCAGAAAATTGTATTCATTTTTAGAGCTTGCACAAGGACAGTTTTCAAGATGGTGCAGAAGAAATATTATTGAAAATGATTTTGCAATGGAGAATGAAGATTATGTGCGACTCGACATTAATGTCGAGACACCGACAGGTGGCGTTATTCAAAGAGAAGATTATAAACTCTCTGCCAGCTTTGCAAAGAAACTTTCTATGCAGTCAAAGAGTGCCAAAGGTGAACAAGCCAGACAATATTTTCTCAAAGTAGAGGACAAATTAAAAGAAACAGTTCGCCACCCAGTACCCATGACCATCCCCGAACAGATTCAGCTTCTAGCACAGGGAAACGTAGAACTGAATAAGCGGATTGACGATATTCAGACAGAGTTTGAGACTTTGAAAATGGATTTGCCGATTCTCCCGATTGAAGCGGAGAAAATCACGGAAGCCGTAAAGAGAAAAGGAACACTGGTGCTTGGCGGTAAGGAATCTAATGCTTACAATAGCCGTTCCATTCGCCAGAAGATTTACAGTAACATTCATTCCAATCTGCGCTACCAGTTCCAGGTCAAAAGCTACAAGGCAATTAAGAGAAGCCAGGTAGAACAGGCAGTCAAGATTATTGGAGAATACAAACCGCCAGTTTTCTTGAAGAATGAGATTGATACAGAAAATGCACAGCAGAGATTCTTTTAATTAGATTTTTACAGGGATACACAGGAGGAAAATAAAATGACAAAGGCTGAATTACAGAAAACAATTGACGAACTGAACGCAGATAACAACGAGTGCTTAGTGCTTCTGGACGAGTATATGTACAGACAGAGAATCATTGAAAATCTTATCAATTTGAAAGACCTGTCAAAATTAAAGGGAATGTATCTCTTTACCAAACAGTTAATCGGGAAAGCGTGATCGTATGGCAAACAGAATCCAATTCAATGACTTTCAGAAGAAGAGCGTGTACGCCAAGTGCAACGGAAAATGTGCGATATGCGGTAAGCCTGTCAAGTTCAAGAAAATGACAATTGACCACATTACGCCGTTGTCCCGGGGCGGCACAAATGATATTAAGAATCTGCAACTGGCATGTAAGCGTTGCAACAGCATGAAGAGCAACATGACAATGGATGATATGATGGGGCAGATTTCCGAGATTTTGAAGTATAACCGCAAACAGAAGTTGATTAGAGTGTTGGGAGGAATTGTAGAATGATTGACTATAAAGAAGAAATCAAGAAACTTTTGGAAAAAGTAGATGATTATTATGATCTCAAAAGAACATATAAGTTGCTCGAATATCTGTACTTAGAGGAAGTTTTAAAAACAGTGAAATGATACCAAAGTATACTGAATGATACTTTCACCGTATGCTATAATATACAATCATAATAAGCAAATTTAGAGCGTTTACCTTTCGGGGTAGGCGCTTTTTTGTTGCCAAAAAATAAATCGTAAAGGAGATATGAATTTATGCTGGTAGAAATCGTTGGAAAAAGATACGAAGAAAAGTTACTTACTACTTCAAGAAAAATAGCAGAATCTTTCGAAAAAGAGCACAAGGAAGTAATAAGGGCAATTGAAGGACAAGTTGACGCAGAGGGTAAAACCAAACATTTAGGTCTTGTAACACAGATTTCTCAAAGGGGAGATATCCCCCTTTCTGATTATTTTATAAAAACTTCTTATATCGGAGAAAACAATCGTGAGTATACCGAATACCTTATAACAAGAGATGGATTTTCCTTGTTAGCCATGGGATTTAATGGTGAAAAAGCATTACAGTGGAAACTTAAATACATTGACGCTTTTAATAAAATGGAATCTGAATTAAAAAGAATTCATACAGAACGCCAGCAATGGCAAATTGAACGTGACAAGGGTGTTGTTATTCGACATATCCTCACAGATACAATTAAGATGAAAATAACAGAAAGTCCAAATAAGAGATTTGCTTACCCGAATTATACAAATCTGATTTATCGCAATTTATTCGGAAAGACAGCAAAAGAGCTTGAAAGTGATTATGGCGTAAAAGCAAAAGAGAATCTTAGAGATTTCTTCACAGGTGATGACTTGGCGAAAGTTCAGAGTATGGAAATGCTTGTAAGTAGCCTTATTAATTGCGGATGGGGATATCAGCAAATTAAAGAATTTATCCGAAGCGAAGCAACAAAAATGATTGCATGAGGGTTAGCATATGGCAGAAGCATTTTTAAAAGTGGATGGGGTAGCAATGCCCTGTCCTTCTTCTTTTACATGGGGATTACAGGATATATCGGCATCAGAATCCGGCAGAACAGACGATACGACCATGCACAAAAACAGAGTTGGACAGAAACGAAAGCTGTCTGTAGGTTGGAATGGCCCAGACTGGGACACTGCTTGCAAAATTATACAGGCAGTAAATCCGGAGTACATACAAGTCACATATCCAGACCTGTTATCCGCAAATAAGCACGAAACCAGAACATTTTATGTTGGGGACAGGGAATCACCCTTTAAGTGCTGGTGGATTGGAAATGAGCGCATGGAAGGACTTAGTTTTGACTTTATCGAGAGGTAAGATATGCGAAATTTATCAACGGAATTTAAAGAACAACAGAATAGTGGGAACCGTAACTATCTGAAATATGCAGATTTTACCTTCACGGATGGAAGCACATTATCCATTACAGACAAAGATTTATGGTCTAATGGTTTTAAATTTGAGGATGCAGTATCGCAAAGCGGTTCTTTTGATATCGGCGCAGCTATCGTAAATAAGTTGACACTGCAGATCAACAACTTTTCTGGAAAGTACACAGATTACATCTGGGACGGAGCAAGAGTTGTTTGCTATATTGGGCTTGAATTATCTACTGGCATTGAAAAAATCCGTATCTGTACTATGACGGTAACAGATGCTCCATATCAAAGCACTGCAATTATCAGCCTAACCTGCGAAGATTCAATGCGATTATTTGATCGCGATTATTCAGAAAGTAAACTGACTTATCCGGCAACAAGATTACAAATCATCCAGGATGCTTGCGAGGTGTGCGGAGTAACACTTCAATCTACAAGGTTTGATAATGATGATTTTGTGATTCAGAATCGACCAGATGATAGTAGCATTACTTTCCGACAGGTAATTGCATGGGTAGCGCAGATGGGCTGCCAGTGGGCGAAAAGTGACGAATACGGAAGGCTTTGCATTGGATGGTATGAACGTGAAGTACCGGATAAATTTTACAATTTGGTTGAAACGCCATGGAAAGATACTGATGGGAACGACATTCTTGACACAACAGGTGCACAGATTATCACCATCATGCAAAAAGGGATTACATCCACTGATACAAATGGATTTACTCCTTGGCTCTATGACCTTGAAATAACAGGCATAAAAGTTACAGAATACGTTGAAAATTCTTCTCAAAATGAAGCGAAAACATATCAGTCGGGGGAATCTGGCTATGTTATCGAAATTAGTGATAATAAGCTAATTCAAGAAGGCTCTGGCGAGAAAATCTGTCAAATTATCGCAGACAGGTGCGTGGGGCTGAAATTCAGACCGTTTACCACAGGCGCATTGACCAATATTGCATGGGAAGCTGGTGACACCATTGAGATTTCCGATAGAAACGGAAAACAGTATAAGAGCTTCCTAACTTCTGTTACTTTGAATCCAGGCACATTTGAGCAACTTGAATGCAGTGCTAAGAGTGTATCTAGGAATAAGCAGAAACAATACAGCCTTAATCAACAAGTACAGGCAGAAAACAAAAAGAATTTAAGAGATGAACGTACCGCCAGAGAAAAAGCTATAGAGGAGTTGTCTAATCGTTTAGCGGAATCCTCTGGCGTATATACTACCGTAGAGCAACAGCCGGACGGAAGCAATATTTATTATCTTCACAACAAGCCACAGTTATCCGATTCTGATATTGTATGGAAAATGACTGCGGAAGCGTGGGCTGTTTCTACAGATGGTGGACAACATTGGAATGGTGGTATGACTGTTGATGGTGATGTGATTGCCAGAATTCTTAATGCTACAGGTGTTAATGCTGACTGGATTAATACAGGAACCATTAAGGCTATTGATAAAGATGGAAACACAACTTTCCTGGTTGATGTAACAACAGGAAGAGTTGTTATTAATGCGGATTCCGTCCAAGTCAAGGGAAAAGATGTTAATGCGATTGCAAAGGAAAAAGCAGAAACAGAAGTAAATAATTTTATAAGCAATACATACACAACCGATATCAATAATTTGCAGTCTCAAATCGATGGACAGATTGAGACTTTTTTTTATGATTATGAACCAACCTTACAGAATATCCCGGCTTCTGGATGGACTACAAACGAAGAACGAAAGAAACATGAGGGCGACTTGTTTTACTGGAAATCCAAGGGATATGCTTACCGTTTTATGCAAGATGGGGCAACATGGAAGTGGCAATTGGTACAAGATACCGATATCACGTTAGCACTTGCCGCTGCAGAAAAAGCACAGGACACAGCAAACCATAAGCGCAGAGTATTCGTCGTTCAGCCAGAGCCACCTTATGACATTGGAGACTTATGGACGCAAGGCTCTAATGGTGATTTGATGAGATGTAAAGTTGCCAGAGCAAGCGGTTCTTATGACTCTTCTGATTGGGAAAAAGCTTCAAAATACACAGATGATAGTTCTTTAGATTTATTTATCAATGGTGTTTTTAAAGATTCTCTTAATTCATTAAAAACACAGATTGACGGAAAGATTGAAACCTGGTATCAGCCAAACGACCCTTCTATTAAATGGAAAAAAACAGAGGAATATCCGTGGTGTGATATTGACGGAAACAAGATTCTGGATGAATCCGGGAATGAAATTGTTTTGGTATGGGAATCTGAGAAGGTAGAGCATGAAGGCGATCTTTGGCATAATACCACGGATAACACCCAGTGGATATACAAATCTGGCATCTGGCAACCACAGTCCATACCAAATGAATTGTTGGACAAGATAGACGGTAAATCATCTGTTTACATGATTCAGCCAACACCACCATATTACGAAGGTGACTTGTGGGTAACGACCAATAGTGAAGGAAAGGCTTCTCTCAAAACTTCTTTTGTAAATCGTATTAATGGTGACTTTACTGCATCCGATTGGATTGACTTCAAGTACGCAGACAAAGACGATATCAAAAATGCAATTGATAATTACGATACCAGTCTTGGACAGGATGAAGTGTTCAATAAACTCACAAAAGGCGGGACAGAACAGGGAATCTACATCGAGGACGGAAAAGTATATATCAATGCAAAATATATTCTGGCTGGATTGCTTGCCGGTGAGAGAATTAATGGTCGTGGGCTAAAAGTCATTAATGATGACAAGAACGTAACCTTAGAAATCGACAGCAAAGGAAACGTCATCCTAGCTCCAAAAACTTTTTCCTTACAAGGCAAAACAGTAAAGGAAATTGCAGATTCTTCTGCCAGCACCGCAGTTTCTGGACAGACACAAGCCGATATTTTCAACAAACTTACCAATGGCGGCAAGGCACAGGGGATTTACTTGGATGAAAATGGAAATGTCTATGTAAATGGTGAATACGTGCAAGCCAAAGGAATTAGGGTTGTTGATGGAAATGGAAAAACCACTTTTTCCATTGACAAAACCACTGGTGCAGTAACAATAGCAGCTTCACAGTTTACATTAGGAGATAAAAGCGTTACTGATATAGCACAGGAAGAAGCTATAAAACAAGTCCAAGATATTACATCGGACAATATTATTAAAGGCTATTATCTAACAGAACAAAATGTTAAAGATTATTGGTCTACACAGAGTGCATATACATATGAGTATGGAGTTCAGGATGTAGATGGCGGTAAAAATGCAATCAAAATAAACGGAACTGGAGCACAATTTGGAACGAAAAATTATAAGCCAATAAAAGTTACTGGAAATTATACTTTTTCGTTTTGGATAAAAACTAGTGTTGCAACACAAGTATATGCGTATCTTGGAAGTAAAACAATATTAAATGCTAAAACTACAACTGAATGGAAAAGACTGCAAGTAACAACAACTTTATCTAGCTTACCAAATGATAGTTTAAACAGTTTGAGAATCTTGACATCATCAGTTGGGTCTAGCGTAAAATTTGATACCTATATTTACATGCCAAAGCTTGAATATGCTTACACAAATGAACAAGTGTTCAATATGCTTACAAACAACGGTGCAATAAAGGGCATGTACATGGAAAATGGAGAATTGTATTTTTCATTCACCTATGCACATGGAGGTACATTGAAACTTGGCGGTTCAAATAACGGAAATGGGTTACTTTCCATTCTGAATGCAAGCGGCACACAGGTTGGATATATTGACAATACGGGGGTTCATTTTAACCAAGGTGAATTTTCTGGAAATTTGAAGTCTAATACTGGTGAAATTGGAAGTTGGATAATTGATAAGACCAACGGTATTCTAAAATCAAAAGATGGAGGAATTATACTGGATGCAAAAAACAGTAAAATTTATGCCGTTGTACCGACTGGACATACTGGGACTGAGATATCAAAAGAAAAAATTGTTTCTGGAGATGCGAACTTTTCCAGTGCAACCATTGGGGAAGGAATCATAGGAGAAAATGTTGGTTCTTGGTTTAAAACAGGAAATTCGTTTAATGGCGATAATAGTGCAGAACTAAATATCGAACAATATTTTCACGTTACAAGTAGATCGTTTGAATTACCGGCATTAGACAAAGTTTCATCTGGCGGTCACTTGGTATTCAAATCAGACGGATTGACAGTGGCTTGTACACTTTCCTCTTCTAAAAGATACAAAGTTCTTGGAAACAAGATAACAGAGAATGATATAGAAAACCTTTACAATATTAATCCTGTTTGGGCGAAATATAAGAATGAGTTAATAGCAAAAGATGATGAACGGTACGACACATATATGCCAATGTTCATTGCAGAAGATGTAGAAAAATGGTTTCCAATAGCAACAGACCACAGAAACGGGCTGGCAGAAGACTGGAACCAAAAAATTATGATCCCATCCATGTTCGCCATGATAAAATTCAATCACGAGAAAATCAAGGAACTCAAATCCGAAAATGAAGAATTAAAATCGGAATTAAAAAGCATTAAAGAAGAACTTGCAGAAATCAAAAAAATTTTAAGCAAATCGGTATAAAGAGGGTGAGAAATCATCCTCTTTTTAGCAGATCAAACATCAAAACCAATAATTAAAGGAGGGCAACAACATGCCAAAATGGACAGAATACACATCAAAAGATACGTTAGCGGATAATGACGAAGTAATGCTGTATGACGCAACTGCGAGAGCGAATAAACGTGGATTAATGAGCAAGTTTTGGGATTATGTCGTTGATAAAATGGCAACGGCTGTGATCTCGAAATTGGAAACCAATAACAAGACAATCATCGGGGCAATAAATGCACTAAATAGTGACTCATTATCACGAAAGACAGAAAACATTACACAATTACCGGATGGAAATAAAGCTAAATTAATATCAATAGGTAGCACTGGTATTGATGTGGGTAGTACAGGTGAAAAAATTCCATCATGGTCTTTTGGAATATTTTTACCAAGCAGCGGAGGTTCTGACGCCTGTTTACTTTGTGCCAATTCTACACAGATTACCATAGCATATAAATCAAGTGGTGTTTGGGTCTCTTGTAAAAGAATCGGATAAAATAATTATTTTTCTTTCCACTCATTCCAAATATTTTCGAATTTATTTCTGACATATAGTTTTGCGGTAAGAAGCGATAAAAATTCTTGTATGGCATATTCAGTTGAATCAACATACATGGTTCGAACAATACCATACTCTTGAACAGGAACATTCTTACAATCCGGCTGACTTCTATGGAATATTTGCATATTAGCTTTTATAAAAGGAATTTCGTTTAAATCGCCAAAATAAATGCCGTAGTTGACTTTATCACTATAGAGTTTATTGGAGAAACAAGAAAAAAATAACAAAACACTACCAAACATAAAATGAATATGCTATAATCAGCATATCAAAATCGGAACAACAAAAAAGGGAGCTGAGTTCCCGACTACCAATCAAAAAACTCAGCTCCAAGCACCACAAAGGGTACAGTATTATTATAGCACAGTACTCTCCCTTTGTGAACCCAAAAGGAGGGTATTTTTTATGGAAAACTTTGCAAACGAATTTGTAAGTAAGTTGGATGGAAAGATTTCAGATGAAGCACTTAGGACAGTATTACAGGAATTGCAAGTGTTTGCATCTAACTACGATATCAATCAGAGAGAAACGCATGTGGTTCCATATCAAAGCAATATCCCAGATTGCTACATGGTTTACATGGTGGCAAAAAAGATTGAGGGCATGTCTCCAGAATCCATGAAAACCTACAATTTTTATCTCACAGATTTTTTTGAACACATTAACCGACCATTCGAACAGGTTACAACAAATGATATACGGATTTATCTGTACGAAACTCAGAAACGAACAGGGGTCAGCAATCGAACACTGGATGGAAAACGGCTTGTTATAAACACCTTTATGGATTGGTGTTGGAAAGAGGGGTATATTCCAAACAATCCATGCGCAAGTATTAAGCCCATTAAATTTGAGGAAAAGCCAAGAGAGCCACTTAGTAACATGGAACTTGAAATAGTGCGTGATGCTTGCGAAAATTACAGAGATAAAGCGATGATTGAGCTTTTCTACAGTACAGGATGCCGCTTATCTGAAATGGTGAATTTAAAAATTAGTGATATTGATTTCGCTTCAAAAGAGGTTCATTTGTTCGGAAAAGGAAGCAAGCACCGAACATCTTATCTAAACGCAAAAGCGGAATATATGTTAAAAAAATACTTTGAATTGGAACGCTCAAAAGAATCAATATCGGATTCTGTATTTGTGATATTTCGAAAGCCTTATAATGGAATGCACAAAGGAGCAATATATGCGAGAGTAAAGGCTATTCAAAAGCGTTCTGGAATCGAAAGAAGCTTGTTTCCGCACTTACTTAGGCACACAATGGCGACAGATGCCTTAAATAGAGGAATGAACGTTGCGGAAGTAAAAGAAATATTAGGGCATGAAAAGCTTGATACCACAATGATTTATGCTAAAATCAGCCACGATTCTGTGAAATTTAATCATAAGAGATATATTGTATAAAGAGTTTATGCTAAAGAGCATCCCATTTGGGGTGCTTTTTATTATGCACTTTTTAACCCAAACATGAAAGGAGACCATACATGAATATCAATACCTCATTAATTAGCAACAACAACAGCTACGCAGGACAAACACCTCTGTATATTGTCATTCATAATACGGATAATACAGCCAAGACAGCAGACGCTAAGGCACACGCCACCGCACAGCATAATGGCAATTTTCATGGCTATTCAGCCCACGTATTCGTTGACGATAAGTCAGCATACCAAGCCTTGCCGTATAATCGTGGAGCTTGGCACGTTGGAGTAAATTACGGCGGTAAGCTTTTTGGAACTGTAAACAATCACAACTCTATTGGAATTGAAATGTGCATGAATGCTGGATATAACTACGAAAAAGCATTCCAGAATACCGTTGATGTGTGCAAGCAACTGATGAAAAAGTACAATATCCCGGTAATCCGAGTAGTGCAACATTACGATGTGTGCGCTAAGAATTGTCCATCCGTTATCCGTAGAAAGGGTGACTGGGATAGATTCAAGAAGCTTATTTCTGGCGAAAACGTGACAGCGCCAACCACAAAGCCGACTGTAAAGGTTGATAAGTATTACCGCATTCGTAAGACCTGGAAGGATTCTAAGAGCCAGATCGGGGCGTACAAGTCACTGAAAAATGCGAAGAAGGCTTGCAAAGCCGGTTACTCTGTTTTTGACTGGAATGGAAAAGCAGTGTATTCTGTAACAGCAAAGAAAAGTGTAGACAATGTTGCAAAAGAGGTAATCAACGGCGAATGGGGAAATGGACAAGATAGACGAGACCGCCTGGAAGCTGCCGGCTACAATTACACAGAAGTGCAGAAAAAAGTCAATGAATTACTGAAATAATAACACTCCCGGGGCTTTCCCGGGAGCTACTTAAATGTTGTATATTCTTCAAATTCGTTTCTTATTTTCGCAAAGTCTTTTCTTCTGATCGGCACAGTATTCCCAGAAAACATAAGGAACGAAGTATTTATTTCTTTTACCTCATCCATGTTTATTATGTAGCTCTGGTGGCATCTTAAAAATCTGGAATCCAGTAATTCTTCAATATCAGACAGTTTACATCGTTCCGTATAAACAATACCGCAAGTGCAGTGGATAATGATGTATTTGTTTCGACTCTCAATATATTCGATATTTTGAAATTCCACCCGATGAATAAAGTCTTTTCCTTTTATCATAAGAGTGCTTTTGCTGATATGTTCCAGAGCATGATTGAAAGCAGTATACATTCTGCCGTTTTCAGATCCTTTTATAATATAGTGAATTGGGAGTAAATCAAGAGCTTCAAAAACATACTCTTTGTGGGCTGTCCAGAAAATAATATTTCCATCATAGCCATTTAATCTCAATTCCTTTGCAACTTCAATTCCATTTTCTTCTCTCAAAACGATATCCAAAACTACAATATCATACCATTCGCCATCTGCCACATCATCAATAAGTGGCTGTCCTTTATCATACGGAGTAATCAATGCTTTTATATCACCATTTCGTTTGAGAAAATTATTAATCCGATGCATAAATATACCAATCTGGATTTCGTTATCATCACATATTGCAATTCGCATTCAAATCATCCCTTTTCATGTAAAATTCGCCACCAGAGGTGCTAATTTCGCCATTTCCTGTGTAATTGTATATTTTTTGATACAATGTTATTGTAATACATTAAGATGATAGTGTAAAGGGGATGGATTCATGGAGAAACATAAAAAAATCATAATTGTGTTTATACTGATATTCGTGCATGTGCTCTTGACTCAATATGTTTACTTCTGCCCGGAGCGTAGTATTATCTTTGGGAGGGGTAAAACTATCGCAATTGCAAAAACAGAGGTAAAACAGGTTGTCCATGAGCGCTATAAATCCCTCACTGACAAGAATCCAGCCCCTTTATTTCTATCTACATATATAACGAATGAAAAGTACCAAAATCACAATATCTATACTGAAAAAAACATAATTTGCAATAATATCGAGGAAAAGCAACTTGCCAGAAAGGACTTGAGTGGAGATGATTCCGTCCCATTATATGGTTATGAAAACATGATATAATTTAGTAAATAAGAACAGATGTTTGGAATATTGGGAGGGATTTACGTGGATTACAAGAAAGAAATTATTGAGATGATACAAGAGATACATAGTGAAAAGATATTAAATCTTATCTATTGGTTTGTTAAAAGAGGATACAAAGAAGAAAGGGCGGGAAGATAATTCCCACCCTCAGAACCTAGAAAATAAACTTTTCAAAGAAATCACACAACAAATCTTTTTTATCGGGCGACAGTTTATCGTATTCAAGAATAATTTTCATGAATCGTGGATCTGTTAGCCCGATTTTCATTGATACATCTGAATATTCTGCATCAATTTCCTTTTCCTCTTTTAAATCCGTTAAATCAGACATTCCAATTCGGAAATAATCTGCTAATGCTCTGATTTTTCCTGTTCCTGGCATTGAATTGCCTTTGCACCACATGTTAAATGTGGAAGGGTTAGTTCCTACTGCTTCGGCAACTTCTTTTTGCTGTTTGCCACTTAATGAAATATACTTGTTGAGATTGTTTGAAAAGATTTTTTTCTGTTCTTCATCTGTCATCATGGTGTTCCTCCTCCTTACATATTGTATTGTACATCATACTAATAAAAAATTCAAGTATAAATTCAAAATAATTGAATTTTAGTGTTGACAATTCAATTAAAATGAATTACAATAAGACCATCAGTTAAGAAAGGAGATGAGCAAATGCCAAAGATTTCATTAGAAGCAGTTCGCGTGAACGCTGGATATAACCAGAAAGAATGGGCTGAAATGTTCGGTATTTCCAATAGTACAGTTGTTAACTGGGAAAAAGGAAAGACAGAACCAACATTATCACAACTTAGAAAAATGAGTGAACTTTCTGGGATTCCTATGGACTTTATTTTTGTGCCCAATAGATTCAATTAAATTGAATTGAAAATTTATTAAGAAAGGAATTGCATGAAAAAATCAAAAATTGAAATTCGTCAAGTAGATGGCGAATGTGGAATATTTACAGAAATCCTTGTGGACGGTCACAAACTCGAAGGGGTAAGAAGCTTTGAGCTGAAACAGGGAGTTGGAGATTCAGAACCTATTCTTTCCATTGATCTGAATGCTTTAAATTTATCCACGGACTTGCAGATGTTGCAGGTGAACCAGAAAGGTATCGGGGAAATTGAGGGAATCAAGTTTAAAGATTCACCAAGGATGCTGAAATTTCAAACAGAATAGGCTCCCATATCTCAGAGAGCCAAACAGAATTATTTTGAAGCTTTTAAAATGGAACATTGTTTCGGATTTGAACAACATCCAGTTTTGCTTGCATAATTACACTTAATTCGACCTATTGTGTAATTAGGCGTCAAATCATCCAATGATCCAGTATTAATGAGAGAAGCTTCAATGGAATAATTTTTGTTCTGCTTATCGCAGAAACCATTAAATACCAATAATCATCACCTCCACTCTTATAGTGAGTATAACACAAGAAAGGAGAGATTATAAGGAGAAGATGACAATTATCAAATTTAAAAATGGGGAAACAATCGAAATTCCGTGTGTGTTCCCGGATGATATTGTGAAACCAGACATTAGAGATAAACTGATACGTTTGGAATGGGATGACGCTGGAAAGCAATATTGTTTGAAATTTAACCCAGTAGATGTGCTCTATGTAAAAGAGATTACACCTTCCTAAAGGAGATTATATCACAGAAAGGAGACTAATGAACGAATTACAGATTTTTAATTCGCCAGAGTTCGGAGATATTCGGACAATAACTATTGATAATGAACCTTGGTTTTGCATGATTGATATATGCAAAGCATTAGAAATTTCAAATCCGAGCCAGGCAAAGACAAGGTTAAATGCAGATGGGGTCATTACAAATGAGGTCATTGATGGTATCGGGAGAAAGCAGAATGCTAACTTTGTAAATGAACCCAATATGTATAAATTGATTTTCCAGAGCAGAAAAGAATCTGCCGAAAGGTTTACAGACTGGGTGACAAGTAAAGTTCTCCCAGAAATTCGAAAGACAGGTTCCTACAGAAAACCATTGACGGTTGCCGAACAAATTCAGATTCTTGCCCAGGGCACAGCAGATCATGAGGAAAGAATCGAAAAACTTGAAAATACAATGACAATTGACTACGGTCAGCAAAAATATCTTGGGGATCTGGTTTCGCTAGTGGTTATTGAAGCGTTGGGCGGAAAGAAATCTAATGCCTATTCAGAAATCGGAAAGAAAGTATTCGCAGAATGTAATCGAGATGTGAAATCTTATTTCGGTGTAAACGCAAGAAACAACATTCCAAAATTAAGATATGAGGAAGCTGTGAAGTACATCAAGGGATGGCAACCGTGTACAAATACAAAAATGCAGATTCGCGATTGCAATTATGATATTAATTCAGAAAGAAAATGAGGGTAAAACAGTGAAAGATATTAAAAGCTACGAATTTTATGGAGATAATCCAGAAATTTTTCATTCTCTTGTAGGTTTTGAAATTGCAGATATTTTGTTCACACATACCAAAGAAGAAAATGAGAATGTAGTTGTTGTGAAGTGTGCAAATAAGCAACATGTTGAAATTGATCTTCTCTTTAAAGAAGATGGAATATTTGTTACTGAACCATTTGCGGTGGATGAAGATCTTACAATTATTGAATAGGGGAGGTGAACAAAGAATGTTAGCAGATGATTACGTTGCTGAAAGGTTATCCGATTATGATTCCAAAATATATCAGTTATATCGCCACAAAAACGGACAGAAGGCAAGCGACCTTGTAGAAAAAGTAAAAAACGAAATTGCCGAATGCGGTCTGTCCGCCACTGAAGCGAAAGGCTTTTTAGAGTACATGAAGATTGTTATTGACGCTCAGTCACATCTTCCCATTCAGAAATAACGGAAGTTTTTATTGTTTCTGCTCCGGGAACATTGCCATCATCAATCTCATTTGCGGCATGAAGCATTGAAATTATTTTATGAGAATAAGGATGTTCCTTTCCGCAATTCGGGCACACAACCTTGTCTGTACTTATTCTTTCACTTATATAGTAATCGCAATGACAAGTACAGGAAACTTTTAATTTGAGAAACATTTTAACATACCTCCTTTCTGAACACATTATACCATTCAGATGGAGAGAATAAAAGAAAATAGGGAGGAAAAACAATGATTAAATTTGAAAACGGATTAGTTAATATTTCTGGTAAAGGGATTGATATTCTTTCAGAGTATGCAGTTATCACCCATGAAATTAAAGAGATGTTCGCAAAAAATGGTGGAGAAGAGAAAGAAATAAAAGAGCAGCTTAGACATTCATTTGAGTATGGCCTTATGAACGAGGAAGAACTTGATAAAGAAATCAAGGAAACTTCCAAACAGATAGATGCAATTATTCCGTTTATTTCGCATCTGAAAGAAATGCTTAAAAAATTTGGAGCAAAAGATAAGGAGGACTAATCATGGGAGAAACTAAGAGCACAGATTATATTCCAGAGAACGTCAATGAAGAGTATGCACTTCTGGTTGGAAGATTAAAGGCATTTGAAGCTTGGGCGAATAGCGTGAACGATTATGATTTCACAAAGAAAATGGCATTTAGAATGCTTGGGCTTGATGCAGAAAAATCAAAGGAGGAAAAGAAAGAATGAAATGCTTTAAAGGCTTCGACAAAGATTTAAAGTGTAGAGATTTCCAGTATGAAATTGGAAAAGAATACACAGAAGAAAAAGCAGACATTTGTAATTGTGGATTCCATGCTTGCGAATTTCCGATGGATGTATTCGGTTATTATCCACCTTCAGATTCCAGATATTGTGAAGTTGAGCTTGAAGAGAATGGCCAGAAATCATCTGATGATAGCAAGAGAGTTGGAAAGAAAATTTCCGTAAAAGCAGAAATTGGAATTGCCGGAATTATAAAAGCTGGCGTTGAATATATAAAAGAGCAAGTTGATTGGGAAGATGATAAGGCAACCAATACCGGATATCAGTCAGCGGCAACCAATACCGGAGATCGGTCAGCGGCAATTGTCGAAGGAAAAGAAAGCATTGCGTTAGCTACAGGAATTAAATCAAAAGCTAAGGGAAAAATCGGATGTTTTATTGTTCTGACTGAGTGGAAAGAAATTAATAATGAATATCATATTGTAGATATTAAATCAGCAAAAGTAGATGGAGAAAACATTAAAGAAGATACTTTCTATATGTTGAAAGACGGAAAATTTGTAGAAGTAGATTAAGTTGCCCTGGAAGGTGCGGTCACACCAACCAGGACGGTATCTAACTAAGAATGAGTTAGTTAAATACAGGATTATTATAACACAACCTCCTGTATTTGACAAACAAAAATATAACAGGAGGACTTTTTATGCAAAAAAATGGCGAAAATCAGCCACTTTCCAGTGAAATCATTGCTGATCTGGAAGAAAAGCTGATGGCAAGAAATGTAATTATCGCTATTCTGGCAACTGCACTTGTAGTAACCACATCCAGAAGAAAGTGAGGACAAAATGAAAGAGGTGGTAAAGACAATAGAAGAAATATTTGTGGGGATAGGGATGTTTACAGTAATCTTCTCAATTACATGGATGCTTACATCATTTGATGTTATTGGGGTGTTCTTCGTATCAACCGTCTTATTCTCAATAATGTTTCTTCCTATTATATTAGGAACGGAGGAAAAGTAAATGAAAAGATTAAATAAAGTAAGATTATCAGGTAGAGCCGGGGAAATAGTGTTCAGCCACGAACATTACGGAAGATATTATTACAAATTCATGCTGACAGTTATTCGTAAAAGTGGTGCAGTAGATATGTTCCCAATCGTTATAGAAGATCCCATTGTACGTGATAATGATTATAACGGAAAAGAAGTTGTGGTAACAGGAGCAATCAGAAGCATGGACACTTCTAAAAATCCAAATAAGCACCACAATGTTAATTATATCGCAGCTGATAAAGTGGAAATCCTGGAAGAACAGGTTCCGGATGGTGATATAAACGAAGTAGAGTTTATTGCCAGAAGTTGCACGAAAGAGCCATATGCAAAACTTACGCCAGTAACGCACAGGAAAGTTTCAAATCTTTTCGTAGCAATTCCAAGAGATTTTTCAGAAAGATCCGACTTTACTCGCTGTACTTTATGGGGAAAAGGTGCTGATCTGGCGGTAGACGTTAAAAGGAATGATTACATTAAAGTAACTGGCAGGTTAATGAGCCGTGATGTTTATGTTAATGGAGAAGAAACGGAAAGTGTATATGAGATTTCCGTAAAAGAAATGGAGAAATTGGAGGATGAAGAATAATAAGAATGAAGTTCAGATATTTGGCGCAATAATGGACATTCAGCCAGGAACGTTTTTCAAGGACGGAGAAAAATTCGCAAGATTTTATATTGGTGCAAAGCGCACCAGTGGAAACGTAGATTTGCTTCCAGTAATTGTTAAAGAAAAGCAGACGGAAGGTTTAAAGATTGGAAAACACGCTTATGTTGAAGGGAGATACAGTTCTTCAAACAAACATGAAAGTGGAAAGTCACATTTGATTCTTGAAATCAAAGCGGAAACAATCTGGTGTGGAGAAGGTGATGGGAGCACAGAAGGTGAAAACAAAATCATTCTGGAAGGTTATCTTTGCAAACCGCCTGTGTACCGCAGAACACCAAGTGGAAAAGAAATCTGTGATTTAATGATTGCTTGCAACGAATATGACTTGCGAAGAACAGATTATATTCCGTGCTTAGCATGGTTGAAAGAAGCCAGAGAAGCTGCTGATTTCAAGGTTGGAGATTTCGTAAAAATAATCGGAAGAATCCAGAGCCGGATTTATCATAAAAAATTATCTAGTGATGAAGTAGAGATCAGAACCGCATATGAGGTATCAATAGGGAGGATAATCGAGCATGAAAGTGGAAGTGAAAAAAATTTACTTGGAGAATTACAAAAAGTTTCCGAGTAAGTCTGTAGATTTGTTTCCAAGAACAGAGATTTCCGGCAGAAACAGAGAAGGAAAATCCACATTGCAGGACGCATATTTGGACGTTCTGACAGGAAAGATGGCAAATGGCACAGAACCTACTTCTATTCGCAGAAAAGAAAATGGCGTGGAAGTGCCAAAGGTTGATGTTGTAAGAGAGCTTACACTTTCGATTGATGGGAAAGAAAAAGTGATCCGCAAAATCACAAAGCAGAAGTGGAGAAAACCAAGAGGACAGTCAGAAGAGGTGTTCGATGGAAATGAAACTTCTTATGAAATTGACGGATTCCCGGCTAAATCAAAGGATTATACCGAGTTCATCCAGTCAATAGCAGAGCCTTCAACGCTTCTGATGTGCAGTAATCCAAAACCATTTCTGGACACATTACAGAAGTCAACCGCAGAATCCAGGAAGGTACTGGAAAAAATGTCTGGTTTCGATATTGCTCAGTTTATGGAAGAGAATCCACAGTACGCTCATGTGGAAGAAATCACAAAGGGGCATTCCGTAGAGGATACCTTGAAGAAGCTCCGAAAAGAACTGAATGCACAAAAGAAAAAGGTGGATGCCAAAAACACGGAGATTGCATATGAAACCAATCGGACTGTTGAAGCAGAAGATACTTCTTCCCTGGAATCCAAAAAACAGGAGCTTAATGCGGACCTTTCCAAACTGGAAGAACAGGAACAGATTCTTGAAGATTCAGCAAAAGGCTATGACAGTCTTTCGTATGAAATCCGTGGTTTGAAATCTTCCAGGGATGGTCTGGTTAGCAAGGCGAATGAATGGTTAAGAGCCAGACAAAAATTTATTTCTGATACAGTTTCTGAACTTATGTTAAAAAAATCAGAAAAGGAATCAAGCATTCGTATTATTGGAATGGAACTGGGCAACCACATAAGGGAAGCACAACAGGCAAAAGCTGACTTGGATAGAGCCAGACAGGACTATCCGAGAATAAAAGAAATGGAGTGGGATGATTCTGGACTGAAAGCTATTGAAGCCGAAACATTCAATGATTCTGATACCATTTGCCCGACCTGTGGACAGGAACTGCCAGAAGAACAGATTTCCGAATTGAAAGCCTCCTTTGAAGAAAAGAAGAAGTTCAGAATTGAAGCACAGTTGAAAGTAAAAGAATCCTTTGAATCAGAAAAACAGAACAATCTTAAATATGTCTGCGACCTTGGAAATACTTCCGCTGCAAAATTAAAGAAAACCAACGAGGAAATCAACAAATTACAGTCGGAAATCAGTGTGGCGCAGGATGAAGTTGCTGAACTTACTAAGCAGATCGAGGAAGAGCAGTCCAAATTTACGGAGCTTCCAGAATCTGTAGATATGACAAATGATGAAGAATATCTTGCGGTTACAGCGAGAATTGCAGAAATTGAAGATAAACTGAAATCATTTGATGATGTTTCTGGAAAGAAACAGGAATTAAGAATGCAGATCAGTAATGTTATGAAACAGATTTCTAATGTGGATGCAGACATTAAGATTGCACAGGCAGCAGTCACAGAGAAAGAAAAACGAGTAGCCGAACTGAATGAGGAACTGAAAAGCCTTGGACAGGTTCAAGCTGATATTGAAAAGAACATTGATACCGTTCTTAACTTCTCAATCCAGAAGAATAAGGCACTGGCAGAGAAAATCAATCCATTTTTCCATCATTTCCAATTCAGTTTCCTTGATTACACGATTGAGGGAAATCCAGTGGAAACTTGCAAGATGATCTGCAATGGAGTGAATTACTTTGATGGTTTGAATTATTCTGACAAAATCTTGTGTGACATTGATTTGCTTAGAGGTTTACAGGCTTTGAACGGTTTGAATTTGCCGATTTTTGTTGACAACAGCGAGAGCGTAAACACAACCAGACTTCCTAGTGCTGAACAGCAAATGATTGTCCTAAGAGTGACGGATGATGATTTGAGAGTGAAAAGAATCTAAATAAAAAATCAAAAAGCATAGGTGTCGTTGCATGGCAATGAAAGTTGCCATTATACCGAAATATATGATTATAAAGAACGGAAAATCAGAGAGCAAGACAATACAGAACATCTTTCATTGCTATACACAGGCACCTATGCAGAAACAGGAGGGGAAAATGCTAACAGCAACATGGGGAAAACATTTTTTCAAGGCAGATGCTACAAAATGCGCATCTGAAATCATGGAAATTTGCGATCAGATGGAATCTGCTACACCACAGCAGATTCTTGAGAAAGCAAGGGACGAAAGTACAGAATTACATAAGTGCTTTACATGGGATGATTCCATAGCAGCTGAAAAATACAGAATCCACGAAGCCAGACAGATTGTTTGTCAGTTAAAAATCGTGGAACAGGATATTGATGACAAGCCAAAGCCGACAGCAATTCGAGTCTTTTACAAGACAGATGGAAAAAGCGGATACAAGCCAACACAGCTTATTTTAAAACAGCAAGATGAATACGAAGCACTTTTAGAGCGTTGCCGGAATGAACTTCTGACAGTGAAGCAGAAATACCAGAATATTTCCGAATACGAAGAAGTTTGGGAACTGATTAATTAAATATTAGGAGGAAAATAGAATGATTAAATATGTAGAAATTGAAAATGCCGGAGGAAAAAGAGGATATGTGTTCAAAGCGGATTTTGAACCAAAAGTAGGGGACATGGTTTACTTAAATGCAGGAGATCCCAATAAAGTTAAAATCATAAAAGTTTTTGAGGATGGGGAAATTAATCACCCAACAATGCCGATTACCATAAAGAAATGTAATCAGTAATTAAATATCGAAGCCGTTACTGTTCTGATATGCCTACAGGAGTAGGAACATAAGAGAAAACAGGAAAAAACAAGACAACATATCAAAGTACAGAAAAACATATTAGAGCACATAATACCTCATTCTTGTAGGTATATGAGTGCAGTAGCGGCGAAATTCCTACGTTGATATGCCTGTAAAACAGGCAAGAATACTAAAAAATACCATAGAACACAATAAAACAGCTCAAAAAAGTACAATTGCTCAATTTTACAGGTTTATGAGCGTAGGAAACCACAGCATTTATCAGTCTGCATAAGCGGAACAAAACTTCACGAAAGTACAACGCAGTAAAAAAGATAAAAGAATAGCGCATGACATTATAGAATACTTTCACTGTTTATGCAGAGCGACAAGCGTTGTGAACATTTAAAACAGAATAGGAAAGAATAAGACAGATAATAACAGCAAGAAATAGAACACAACAGGGCACAGCACTTAACGGATGGGCTGTTTTACAGGCGGTATAAATCGCTAGGAAAGTATATCGAAACATAACGCGGTAAATTAGAGCACAGCGAAATATATCTAATTATAGATAATTACACCTAACTTTTATATTGCCTATAAAGCGGCTCATCCAAACAAAAATTGTCTCCTGGGTAGGTGGCATGAGATGCCATAGTAAAGGATACCACAGAATATTACAGAATATAAAAATACAGAATATTTCATGTTACCTACCGAGCAGATAAGCCACCAAGTGTATTTAGTTGGCAGTAGAAACACTGCTAAGAAAATTATATCTTCGCACAATAGAGAACAGCACACGACAGTAAAATATAGCACATTCTACTGCTTGCTAAGTGCATTTGGAGTTTGTACAAAGATTTAAGCGGATTAGTTTCGCAAAACATTACAATATACGATATGACAAAATAGCATAAGACAGTATAAAACAAAACTAGCGTTACTAACCTGCTTGAATGTTTGTACAAACAAAAATAATAAAAAATCATTTTATTTTAGGAGGAACGCAACATGGCAAAAAACATCACTATCGAACCTTTAAAGGAAACCACATTAAGAGTTGAGTTAATCGGGGACACAGACCTCATTCTTCACAAGAGAAGCCGTTACTATGAACAGGCTGAATGCTTCAAGCAGTCCAAGGACAAGGGCTTCAAAATGCCAGCTATTTACAATCAGCCAAAGAATGTTTGGGAGGGCTTAATTACTGGTATTCACTGGGAGAAACCGATTAATTTCCATGATGAAGATATTTCCCTTTACACAGAGGAAGAGTGGAAAGATTACATGGAAAACAACAGACCTTGCATTCTTACACAGGCATTCAAGAAATCATTCACAGAAACATTTATTACTTTCTTCAAGGATTCCACAGGAAAGAAAGGAACAGATATCAAGCGTTCTCTTTCAATCGAAGGTTCTATTTGCCCGGTAAATTTTGAATCTGTTGAGGTGGTAAATAAGATCGTTCCGACTTCTGGAATCAGTGCAAGCCCGGTTCTTTGTAGTAGTAACGTTTTCCATAACTGGAGAACCACTATTGAGGTATCTTGCCCGGACATTGTATTTCCATATGAGACAGTATTGCAGCTGATTGAAACCAGTGGAAAGTACATCGGAATCGGAACACAGAGAGCAAACGGAAACGGCAGATATCACATCAACCCGGACAATGTGACTATCATTTAATTTGGTAACTATCGGTGGTATATGAATCCGGGTGAATGCCCGGAAAGTACAGTAAGAAAAATAACAGAATATCATAGCACATGACACGACATTAAATTCATTCTGTTTCGTATGCCACCGATCATAACTCTTTGGTGCATTCACGGTGGATTGAAAATTTACAAATTATGTAAGCCAGAAGATAGAAAATAAAACAGAAGGGCAAAACATGATAGCCAAAAACATATTTTCAATCTACTGCGCGTGCACCCAAGAAAATAAATAAAACCTTAGGTGTATTCACGATGGGATAATATGACACATCGAAAATAGGACAGCACATATCATTATAGGAAACTACAGAACATTACATATTATCTCATTTTGAATGCACCTAAGGCAAAAAAGAAAAGGAGAATTAAAATGGCAGGAAAAACACAGTTAGCAACAGCAGGAGAACAACAGGCGGCAATCGTAATCAACAATTCATTCATTGATGGATTGGTTAAGCAGCTTGAAAAAAAATGCGAATACGGTCTTTCGTTCCCAAAAGACTACAACCTCAGCAATGCGCTCATGGGGGCATATCTGATTCTGAAAGAAACAAAAGACAGAAATAATAAGCCAGTTCTGGAATCTTGCACATCCACAAGCATTGCAAACAGCCTTATGAACATGGCGACACTTGGTCTTTCGGTGCAGAAAAAGCAGGGCTATTTTATTAGTTATGGCAATCAGTGCCAGTTCCAGAGGTCTTACTTCGGAAACATTACAATAGCCAGAAGATACGGTATGAAAGATATTCATGCGGAAGTCATTTATGATGGTGATGAGTTCAAATACCACATTGAAGACGGAAACAAGGTGCTTGATTCCCATGAACAGGATTTTATGAACATTGACAACGATAAGATTCTTGGCGCATATGCGGTAGTTCAGATGGAAGATGGAACAAAACACCTGGAAGTTATGAATATGAAGCAGATCAAACAATCTTGGTCACAGGGATATGGGTACAAAGAAAACGGAAATGGAACGCATCAGAAATTCACTGACCAGATGGCAAAGAAAACAGTTATCAATCGTGCATTAAAGCAGATCATCAACAGCCACGGTGATGTTTTTGTACAGGAAGCTGACGAGAATACAGAGGATATTCCAAAACAGGATGTTATTGAACAAGACGTTGCTTATGAAATCAGTGAGAACGCAAACACAGAAGAATTCATTCCACAGCCAGAAGCAATCGAAGAAAAGCCAAAGCAGCCAACCGTAGCCGAAACTGTAAAGACAGCAGAGAAAGAACCAGTTCCGGCAGCAGAGCCAGTGGAAACAGAAATTCCGTCATTTATGAGCCAGGAGGAAATGTAGGATGGAAAAGAAATTGATTATTGTGGCAGCAGTAACAGCTTGTGTATCAATCACAGGCTGTACCGAAAGCTTTGACAGGGAAGTAAAATCTTTTTCAAGTAATTGGAACGGTGGTTTGAACCGTACCGTAACTGTTTACGATTACAACGGCGGTAAAATCAAGTCCTGGTCTGGAAAGTTTGATGTTTCCGAATCTGAAAATGAAGTTTACTTCGATGATTCGGACGGAAAGAGAGTTATTATCCACGGCGGTATTGTAGTGAATGAGGAAAACTGACATGAGTAGCAGTGTAAGAGAAATTTTTTTCGGAGGTGAGTAGGAATGAGATTAGCAAGTCAGAATGGATTGCTTGATATCCCATATGATGAATGCACCGTAGTAAAGACAGACGATAATAGAATTATTGCAAAAGTAGTAGGGCTTGGAGCGTGGACTTTAGCAACATACTCTTCAAGGCAGAAAGTAGAACAGGTTATGAACCAGTTACACGAAGCATACAACATAAGTATTAATTTAAAAAATATTACCACATTTCAATTCCCAAAGGATGATGAAGTATGAAAGAAGTAGGCGGGAAAGGAATAAATCTTGACGCTTCGATTGTAGTTGAAATCACATTAAAAGAACTTATCGGAATTAGAGACTGCATAAGTTTGGTTGGTTGGTCAACGATACAAAGAGCATACAATTGGAAAGAAGCACCATACAGTCGTGATGAAATGTACAAGATATCATCAGACATAAAAGAAATATTAAGAAATAATTTGGAGTAAAAGCGAGGTGATGAAAAATGTTCATGCGAGTAGTAAACACAGGAAGTACCCATGGAAACTGCTATGTTTTGAAATCGAACATTGGAGAAATGCTTCTTCTGGACTGCGGATGCAGATACAAAGATATTTTAAAAGCTATTGATTACAGAACAAGTGATGTTTCTGGCGTATTGCTTAGTCATGAGCATGGAGATCACATCAAATCATTTCGGGAGCTGATGAATGCCGGTATTCAGATTTACACTAATGATGAAACTGTGGAACACCTTCAAATCATCACTGGTGAATTAATGAAAGGAGTTCCAGAAAAAAGACCGTTCCGGGTTGGCTCGTTCACTGTAATACCGTTCTATTTGCCACATACTACAAGGGATAAGGACACAGGGCAACTTATTCCATGTTTCAATTATGGGTATATCGTGGAACATGAAGAAATGGGAAAGCTACTGTACATGACAGACTTTGAGTTTTGCCGATACAATTTCAAAGCAATGCGACTGAACCACTTGGTTATTGAGTGCAACTATTGTAAAGAATTGGTTGACAAAACAGCTGAAAATTACATGCACAGGCTTAAAGGGCATTGTTCCTTAGATACCTGCAAAAGCTTAGTAAATACAAACCATACGGCAGCATTACGGACGGTAACATTGGTGCATTTGAGTAATGAAGCAGCTGACCCGGAACAGATTTTGAAAGAGATAAAAGAAGCGGTGGTTTGGGATGATGCCCTGGTGCAGATTGCCAGACCGGGGCTAGAAGTTAATTTGGACTTATGTCCGTTTTGAAAGGAGAAATAGATGGTATCAATTGAATTAAAAGATTGGAAAGAAGTAACAAAAGGAATTTATGTAAATCCAATTTCTGCAAATGCAGCTTATGAAATTCATATTAAATACTGGGACATGAAAACAGATATTCTTTCTGCAAATGCCGAACTTTATATAGTGAGAGATTGGCATGAAAAAGACGGAAGAAACATCAGAGAAAGAGAAATACTGCTTGATTATGCATCTGTTATGGATTGTATTTGGAAAGCAGTTGAAGATGATAAGGAAAACAATTCGACTGAATAATTGAAAGGAGAAAATTAATGCCAAAAAAATTTAGAAACTATGTAATTAAAGGACAGGAGCATGTAGACCGTAAAGCAGGAAAAACAATTCCTTCAACTAGTGCATGGCGCTCAGTAAGAGATATGCTTCCAGAAGCTCCAACTGATGATACCGCATGTTTGTATTATGTAAAGCTGAAAAACTCTGAAAGAATCATCATGCTTGCATATACTGGAAATGGCGAATGGACTGACACAGAAGGAAAAGAATACAAAGGTATAGAGACATGGCTTGAATATATGCCAAAAGAACATCAAATAGTCGAAAGAAAGGCTTTCTTAAATGAAGATATTTTGAAAGCTATTGTTTCTGATTATATGGAAAAAACTGAAGGAGTTACGGTTAATACAAATAATGTATTTTTTAAAGTAGGAAGAAGATCTGTCGGCTATGGAATTAGTGAACATGAGGAATTGGTATTTATTGGATGTGATGTGATAGCTATAGGGGAGGGAAATTGAAAATGAGCGTATTCAGCGTACCAGTAACGATTGGTGTCAATGAGGAAGAAATTGCAAAGGAAATCCGTAAAAATGTTGAGGACAAGGTAGTTGAAAAAATTACCAAAGAAATCAAAGGAGTTATTTATAAAAAAGAGTTATATGGTAGTAGAGAAACCAATGAGCCGTTGTGTAGGATGATACATTCTCATATTTCCGAGATACTAGAAGAGAATAAAAACGTGATCGTACAGGAAGCGGCAAAAGCCTTGGCAGATAAGATGATTAAAACCAAGGCTGTGAAAGAAGCAATAAAAGAAACTATTGAGAAAGTCAAGGAGGATTAATCAATGAAAATCTTCTTAAAAACACTTGACAAACTGAAAAAGCCAGAACCTTCCGAACAAGAATGTAAGTACGATAAAGGATGGAATGATGCAATCAAGAAAGTTGAAGAATTGATTTTTTCCTACAGTCCTGCGGATATGTGGATTCCAACAGAAGTGAAGTTACCACCGGAACCAAACAAGGAAGAAAACCCGGGAGATTGGAAAGAATATGCAGTTACAATTGATGGAGCTGTTCTTCCAACAAGTCTTACTTATTTAGGAGACGGCGAATGGGGAAGCGTAGAAGCGTATGGGTTTGCGTATTACCCAGTCATTGCATGGCAACCAATGCCACCAGCTTACAAACCAGGGAGGTAATACCATTGGAAATCACAATCGGAATCGGCACAGATGAAATTAAAGAAATCATCATGGAGCATATAAAAACAAAAGGATTCAATGTAACAGAAGATGATATTTCCTTTGTTATCGGGAAAGAAGAAACTGTAACAGGAAATGCAAAGAAAATCAAACACGCACTTATCAGATGCGACATTCAGATTGAGAGGTGATTGTATGGGATTTAATGTAGTTGTATTATCCGGGCGGCTGACAGCTGACCCGGAAATACGAATGGGAACTAACGACACTAAGATTGCCAGATACACATTGGCTGTCGATAGGGAAAAAAGAAAGAATGCGGAGCAAAAAGCCGACTTTATACCATGCGTAGCACTTGGGCATAATGCAGAATTTGTTGAAAAATTTCTGCGAAAAGGCATGAAAATCAATGTCAAAGGGAAATGGCAGACTGGAAGCTATACGAACCGAAACGGAGAAAAAGTATACACAAATGACTGTTTCGTTGAATCACATGATTTTGCAGAAAACAAGAGCCAGTCACCACAAACACAGGAAACAGACACACGACCAGTACCGCCGCCAGAACCTAGTTTCATGGATGTGCCGGACTTAGGCGGTATGGAAGATGAATTTCCATTTAGTTAAGGAGTGATTAAATGGTACAAACAGGACAGATTATTTATTTTAGCAATCAGAAAATGATGTGCTTTGATGTTGAATCTATTGAGGATATTACTGAACCGACAGAACAAATAGAAACTACATCGGTTTATGGCGAGACAAGAACGTATGCGTTGGCAATGATGAATCCAACAACTCTTTACGTCACTGGAAAGGAACTTGTAAAACTTGACCCAACAACCATGAAACGCATTGCCAGATATAATCTTGAAGAAGAGAATAAATCTCTTTTAGAAGAAATCGCAGAAAGAAAAAAGGTTATTGATGATCTCGAACAGAAAGAACAGGTTTTGCGTGACAGGTTCAGAAAGGCAATAGCTGCATTCAAAGAAATCATGGAAAATGGTTACTATGATGAGGGCGAAGATGAATACGAGAGTGAATGGGAGTGATTAAATGAAACCAGTTTTAGAAACAAAATCTACATACAAAGGTTATCCATATGTGGTCCTGTTTATGCCCGGAGCATACAGATGCGGATACGTTGGAGTACCTTACAGTCACAAGTTAGCGAAGAAAAGTGTTGACGATTTATGGTATCTTGACTGTCATGGTGGAGTTACTTATGCAAAATCACATTTATATGATTGTGATGATAAAGATACATGGTGGATTGGATTTGACTGTGCTCATTGTTTCGATGGTTATGATATTGAGAAAGCAGAACAGTATTTCGGGGAAGAGCCAGAGTTTAAGAAAATGTTTAAAATAACGGGTGGTTTCTGGCGAGAATTAAATAAAGAACCAGAAATCAAAATTCGCTCACTTGCTTATGTCAAAGATGAGTGTAAGAAACTCATTGATCAGATTGAAAAGGAGTGATGCCTGGTGGATTATAGTAGAGTTTTCGCTATGAAGCGAGAACGAGAGAATCGAATAAAAAGGATATGTCCAAGCATTCCATATTCTAGTGGTATATACGTGTTTTACCGAACTGACGAAGCCGGAATAAACCGAGCGTATTGTGGACAGGCAGTCAACCTTTGCGAGAGATGTGCGAGCCATTTAGGGGAATACGATCACATAGCATTAAGCCTTAAAAAGCATAAGTTTTACAGTGAAAGTAATCCTACTGGTTGGAAACTTTCATATAGAACATGTAGAAAGGATGAACTTGACCAGAAAGAAATTGAAACAATCAAGGCTTTTGCAGATAAAGGCTTCCAGATGTACAACGTTACAGCTGGTGGCCAGTCAGCTGGAAAGCAAGTAACAGGGCAATATAAACCGCCCAAGACATACAGACAGGGAATTCAACAAGGCAAAATAACCCTTGCGCGAGAATTAAAACACATCATTGATACTCACTTAAACGTATCAATCAGACCAGAAAAAGCAAATAACAAAGTATCTATTAAGGCGTTGGAAAAATTCAACGACTTACTCAATGAAGAAAACTATCACTGATTCTAACACACCAGTAGTTCTACTGGCTAAATTCCAAAGATAAAAAATAAAAAAATGAATAGAGGTGAGTTTTGTGTCAGAAAACACAAACGAATGTGTAATTGAATGGATTCAAGGAAGAGATTATGTAGGGCTTACTGCTAAGAATGGGAGTGCCTGGAAGAACAGATGTGAGGAATTAGAAAAGAAATTTCCAGATGATGTGAAAATTCTTGCCAGAAATAATGATGGATCTATTTTCGCTCACTTGCCGTATTCCTACATTAAAATCAATCCACCAAGAAAATATTCCGATGAATCGAAAGAGAAGGCTGCGGAAAGATTAAATAAAATGCGTGAAGAAAAAAGCAATACTGCGGAAGAAGAGCCGTTTTGCGTATGAATTACCGTCAGAGGAAATATAATGAAGGACAATCTGCCAGAAACGATATTTACAGATTTTTGGTGAAGTATTTTGAGAAACATGGATATATGCCTTCTTATGAAGAAATTATGGATGGAACAGGCCTTACAAAGTGTACCGTCCAAAGACATATGCGGCAATTGGAGATGGATTCTCTGATTGCCACAGAACATCCGGGAATATCGAGAGCATACCGTTTGACGGAATACAGATGTGAAAGGAAAAAATATGGGAAGCAAATTAAAGATGAAAGCACCAAAGAAAAATAGGGTGTTGGAATGCGATAACCAAATGTCACAGGCATTCGGAAGAGCGATGAAGCAATCGTACAGGGAACTACAGGAAATGCGGGATCAAGCTTACAACGATGGATTCAGCACTGGTGACGATTGGGCGAATACAATTAACACGGTAACAACCATGTTGGCATTACGGAAATTGCATGGTTTTTCTACTAAAAGACTTTTGGACGTAATTAATTGTGCAAATGAGTTTGTAGGTCAAGCGAACCGTGGAGAAAGAAGTTTTATGAGCATGGTTGAAGAGTTGGAATCTGAAACAGATGTGCGGATTCCAGATTTAAATAAAGAATTGGTCAGAAGATTTGGAGCGTAAGTGAGGATGGAAATGGATTATAAACACTGTAGATGTGGATGCGGTGGAATTATAGGGCAATACAGTAAAACGAAAGGATTCACCTGCGAAAAATGCAATAAAGAGTATCAATTATCAGAGCTAAATTTTGATTGGATTGCATTGAACGAAAAGACAGGATGGCTGTTTCCGATGTTGAAGGAGGAGGACAAATAATGAGTGAAATTAAATTCAGTGACGGAATGCCAGAGAGAGAAAGACGTTCCAGCACAAGCATTTATCCAGAGGAATTGTTGGATAAAAAATGCGGTGGCTGCATGAGATGTCAGTCAAGAAAAAGGAAGGGCGAAACAGGCTATCATTGCACGACACAGCCGTACACCAAAGACATTTCACCAGAAGACAAAGCCTGTGTCATTTACTGGGACAAAGAAGAGGAAGAGAAGTACAAGGCTTTAATAGAGCAAGACGGAGAAAACCGCAGAAAAGAACTCTGGAATATCTATTCAAAGCGAGAGCCGATAAAACTCCCAATCATAAATGATGGTTACGGAATAATTCCAGAATGTCCTATTTGTGGAGAGAGGCCGTACAGCACTAAGCAGTGCCACTGGTGCGGTCAGAGGTTTATTCAAGATAAAGAAGTAGAAGAATACGAAAAGCCGCTGACAAAAGAGGTAACTTGTTTTTCATGCGGTAGAAAGGTAATTGCGAACGTGAGTAAATATAACGGACACATTAGCTATCATTGTCAGTGCGGAACGAGTTTTATCGAGTAAGGAGGACACAAAATATTAATCAGAAGTCAGGATAAAGAAACATTAATCAATTTCGACAATTCAATCGTAATTAATATCATAGACATTGAAGGGATTGTGAAGATTATCTGTTCATATTCATGCGAGGATTATATTGTCGGGCATTATTCAACCAAAGCAAAAGCCATGAAAGTACTGGACATGATTCAGAAAGCCTATGTAAATGGACATATTGATTATCAGATGCCAGTAGATGGGAGCGTGGAAGTATGACAGAAATAAAAGGATATACCGCGGAAGAAGTCGCAAAAGCCAGTAAACAGGAACTTGAGGAAGATTATGACTTCTGTAAAGGCAAACTTGCCGAGATAAGAAGACATGAATCTGAGATTGAGACTATCAGGAAAGTGTATAGAGAGCTTATCATAAAATACAGAATCAAAAGTGTTGATAGAGTACTGGCATATATCCGTATGAAAGGAATCATAGACAAGAAAGAGCTTGACTTGTTATTGTGCCATTGCCAGAACAAACTGGGTGGAAATATTGATGGCATTGAATTGGATTTGCATTATGAAGAGCCAGAAAATAGTGAGGTGGAAGCATGAAGTATAAATGCGTGAAAGCATTCACGTTAGATACATACGATGATGATGGGTTTTACGTTGACGGATACATGGAAATTGAGGTAGGCGAAGTTTATGAAGTTGGAAACGGAAAAATTATCGACGGAGATATCCATCTTGATGGAGTAAATGTTAACAGATGGATTGAGATATCAAAAGAAACTTTAGAAAAGTATTTTGTGGAGGTGGAAGTATGAACAATGAAATGACACTTGTTCAGAATCATATAAGGAGGACTGAATGGGATATTGTAAATTAGACTGCCCGGACGGTGAAACACAGTGCTGCATCTGCTGTACTAAGCAGGATTCCTGCCAGTGCAGATGTGATGATATGGACGGTTATGAATATGCGGAGGAGTGTGAAGATTATGAGGTTGATTAATGCAGATAAACTGAAAGAAGCAATTAATAGTTCTTTGAACACAGGGAGAGAAACATTTAGCCCGGAAATTATGTGTGAAGCTGTTGACGAACAGCCGACAGCTTTTGATGTGGACAAGGTTGTGGAGCAGTTGGAAAATAGAAGCGCGTTGGCAAGACCAGTAGGATGGTCTAAAGCATATGAAATTATAATGCTGAAAGATGCAATCGAGATCGTGAAGGGCGGTGGAGTTGAATGAGAGGAACACTGATGCAAAGAGAATTTATTTGCGGTGACTGCATGAATTTTCTCCCGGACTTTCCAGATAATTACTTCGACGTGGCAGTTGTAGACCCACCATACGGAATCAAAGAACACGGCGGTAAGAATCGTAGTAAATATGTAAAGCAGAAAAATGGAAGTTCCATTTATGTTCCTGATGGTAGGTACAAGAATTATGGATGGGACAACAATACGCCTGATAAAGAATATTTCAAACAACTGTTTAGGGTTTCAAAGAATCAAATTATCTGGGGATGTAATTATTTTGATTACACAATGGCGGGCGGATTGATAGTCTGGGATAAATGCAACGATGGTTCAGATCAATCAGACGCAGAAGTTGCTTACTGCAGTCTTACAAGAAGGGTTGATATTTTTCGCTATATGTGGAGAGGAATGTTTCAAGGAAAATCAATAATTGAAGGAACAATACAGCAGGGCAACAAAAGACTGAACGAAAAGCGAATCCACCCAACCCAAAAGCCTGTAAATTTATATCGTTGGATATGTCAGAAATATCTGCAGAAAGGAATGAAGATTCTTGATACCCATGTGGGGAGCGCAAGTTCATTGATTGCATATGAGGAATACGGTCTGGAATATGTTGGTTATGAAATCAATAAAGATTATTACGATTCAGCTCAAAAACGGTTGAACGAGTTCAAATCACAATTAACATTATTTAATTTAGGAATGGAGGTGCCGGAATGAATAAATCAGTAGTAGTGATGGAAACACCAGAAGATTGTGAATCATGTGTTTTACACGGTGGAATATTCCATTCTTTTTGTAAAATAAATTGTAGATATATCGAAGACTTAAGCGCAAAGCCTGATTGGTGTCCGCTTATGGATTTGCCAGAAAAAGACAATGGAGATTATCCAGCCAATACGTCTGATGCTGGCTTTGCAGAAGGATGGAACCAGTGTATTGATGAGATTACAGGAGGAAATTTTGATGATTGATTTAACAGGAAAAAGCGTATTTGTAAGAACACAGGAAGAATATTTGAGTGTTCTGAAAATAGCAAGGTTTCAGGGATTCAAATGGGCGAGAGAAAACCATTTAAACCATATTGAAATTCCATTTCCAAACATATTGATTTTTTACGATAATAAGATCGCTACTTACAGCTTTGAAAAGGAATTGCTTGAAGCATCCAAAATCGTCGAAGATGAAAAAAAAATCAAGGATGCAGTAAAACTTGTCAGAACGTTCGCTAAATACCCAGATAGAACAACTTTGACGGACTCATTTATTAAGTCCTTGAAGCTACTTGCAGATACCGTAGAAAGTCAGATGGAAGAGGTGAAGTAGATGACTGATGAAATTTTCGGTCTTATGGAATGCTTCCCCGGGAGCTACATAAACAGATTTGGGGAAATAATTCTTTCCGAAAAAGGAAACGTATATTTCACAGCAAAGAATTGTACCGATAAAGAAGATATTATCTGCAAGCTACTTGAATGGTGTTCAAGGCCAATGGCAAAAGGAGAGCCGTACAGTTCGCACAAAAGAAATAATGAATGGAGAGAACAACTGATATCAAGCCTTAACAGATATCTGGGTACAAACTTTGACCAAGAGGATATGTACTGGATTTACGATCAACTTGGAAATGCTGTAAATCATAAACTGACATTAAGGTTCATTAGAAGTGATTTCAATATGGCAATTATATATCAAGAAGCAAAGGGGGGCAGAATGATGGAAAAGATAACACTTGACGATATGATAAAGGCACTTAAATGCGTTGCCAGCCAAGATGTCGAGGGTGATTGCTATGCAGATCACGAAAACTTCATGCATATGGACGATGACGAGCATAAACGCATTGTTTGCGGAACCGGAGAAAATTTAAAAGATTACATCAGTGGAAAAGAAGCAGTGGCATGTCCGTATAACCAGAATGAATATGGTTGTTGTTTTGAAGATGGGGAATTATTCTGGCTGAAAGATATTGCAGAATTACTGGAAGAACTGAAAGAGCTAAGAGCTTATAAAGAGAAAATGGAGATGCAATATCTTGATGATATTGAAAATCCTTTGGAACCATTAAAAATATCAGCAGCGTTGGAAAGCGAAATATTCAAATACAATTACAGAAAAGAAAACAAGCCCGAAGAGATAAACATACTGGATTATACAGTAATGCATGCACTGAAACATTGCCTAGAGGAGAAAACAAAGGAGGTGAAATAGATGGAGAGATTAACAAAAAGAGATTTTTCAAGAATCACATATAACGAACGCCGAAGCATTATGTGCAGTTCATATTGCGATAATTGCTCACAGGGTGCAGGAAATTGCAAAACAGTAAAGAATATGATTAAAAAACTCGCCACTTATGAAGACTTAGAAGAACAGGGCTTGCTTGTGAGATTTCCGTGTCCTATTGGCACAACTGTATGGGATATATATGGCATGGGTATTCGAAAAAACGTGGTAAGCGGAATTGAATACGGAAAAGACGGCAGATGGTTTTTATGGGCGAACGAGGATGAATGGCTTGGAGAATTGAATGTTGTGGTATTCCTCACCCGTGAAGAAGCTGAAAATAAGTTGGAGGAACTCAAAAATGAAATTTAAAGAATTTATAAACTGGTGCAATGAAAGAGCCTGTGATGGATGTTGGGGAATGTTAGAAGCAATAGCGTGTATTAATTTAATAAATGAGATTATGAAAATCCAATTTTGGAAAAGAGAAAAAATCTGGAAAGAAAATTATGAACAGCAGGTATTGGAAGAGATTATTAATCCGATAGAGAAGAAGTTGGAGGAGCTGGGAAATGACAAGACCTGAGATTACGGCAAAATTATCAGCCATGGTTGAAAAGAAAATTAATCCGCATAATGATCCACGTATTTATTGGGCACGAGAAGTTACATTTGATTACTATACAGATCATGCAATCAGAGTGGACTACATGAAATTTGTTCCAGCAAATAATAGCGTTTCTGGAATAGAAAAAGCGGATTGCTACTGCTATGAAATTAAGTCGTCTGTTGAAGATTTCAAATCTGGACACGGGTTAAATTTCATTGGCGATTTCAACTATTTAGTTATGCCGCAAGATGTATATGCAAAAATATCTCTGGAAATTCCGTATTCTGTAGGGGTTTACATACCAGACGGAAGTGAGCTTTCATGCATCAAGAGAGCAGTGAGGAGATACAGAACAAGACCTGTATCTGAAATTCTTCTGATGATGTTCCGGTCAGCAAATAGAGATTATAGAAAAACTGCAAGGAAATTGGAGGAGATGAAGAATGCACAGTCATCAATGGATTAAATATCACTCTCGCAGAAGAGGGCATATATACAGATGTGTAATTTGTGGAAAACTTTTTGGATAGGAGATGAAGGAAAATGGATAAACCTGTTCTGGACGCTACATGTGGTTCAAGAATGATTTGGTTCAACAAAAATAATGAACTGGCTGTTTTCGTTGACAAACGCGAACTGGATAACGAAGCAATATGGACAAGCGGAGACGGAAAAGTAACAAGATATTGCAACATCCATCCAGATATTATAGCGGACTTCACATGCCTCCCGTTTGAGGATAATACATTTTACCATGTTGTGTTTGACCCACCGCATCTTATCCAAGGTGGGGACAATGCCTGGATGGTAAAGAAGTATGGAAAGCTCAACAAGGATACATGGAAACGAATGTTACATGATGGTTTTTCTGAGTGCATGCGTGTACTGAAGCCTTACGGGACATTGATTTTTAAGTGGAATGAAACACAGATTCCTGTAAAGGATGTTATTACGGCTATTGGGGCAGAACCATTGTACGACAATAGATCTGGCAAACAGGGAAAAACACATTGGATGGCATTTATTAAGGTGGATGAAAATGATGGATAATTTAGAAAATGTTTCTGCAAGAAGTGAAAAAGAAGAAAAAATTGAAAAAGAAAAAGTAACTGATTTGGAATTGGTTTTCGAGGTTTTTGACGGAAAACCGTACTATTCGATAAAATACAAAAATGTTGGTGAAGATGATTACCGCATAGGATATAGCTCATATTCTTTTGAGATTGTCTTGGCATATAAAGAAAAATATTTCGAACTGGTAGAAGAGGAAAAATCTAGCACAGAAATAAAATACAGAATTGACAGAAAAATTATATCAAACAGTATTCAACATTACGGCATGGACAATCAGAGTACCGTCTGCATGGAAGAATGTGCCGAGCTTATCCAAGCAATCAGTAAGGCGAAACGTGGAAAAATCAACCGTGATAACATGATAGAAGAAATTGCAGATGTGTTGATCTGCATCGAAATGTTAAAGCAAATGTACATGATTTCCGATGAGAAAATTAATAAGTGGATTGAGAAGAAACAGGCGAGAGAAGTAGAAAGGATGGAAAAGCATGAATAAGAAAGAAATCGCAGAGATCAAGAAGCAGTTTACGCCAGCCAATTGTGCAATCACACGTATTTGTGGTTGTTATGTGGATGCGGAGAAGAATAAGAAAACAAAGATTAAAGAAGCGTTCCTGTCTATTCCAGATGAAGAAATGTTTAAGTATTTTGACATTTTCAAGAAAACTATGTCTGGCAGACTTGGGAAAAACCTTATGAACCTTGAATTCCCATTAGCACAGGAAAAAGAAGGTGGAACACAGGAATTTCTTATGCGGATTAGAGCAAGTAAGCTTAAAGATGATAATATTTTGGATGAGTTCTACGACAAAGTGATTGAGAATTACGATTATCCAGAAAATTACTACATAGTTCTCATTCATGCGGTCTATGATATTCCAGGAAAGGCTTCTGATGGAACCAAAATGCACGATGCATCAGAAGAAATTTATGAACACATTCTGTGCAGCATTTGTCCGGTAAATCTTTCAAAGGCTGGACTTAGCTATGATGTGACTGAAAATAACATCAAAGACAGAATTCGTGATTGGGTAGTCTCAAGACCAGAAACAGGATTCTTATTCCCTGTATTCAATGACAGAAGCACTGATATTCATGGAACCTTGTATTTCAACAAAAACACAAAGAATATTCATCCAGACTTCATCGAAAGCGTTCTTGGCACACCAATTCCACGTATACCAGGGAATGAAATCAATGTCTTTTCAGATTTTATCATGGACAATTTCGAAGGAAACACAACATTCAATTTCACGGAAAGCCTGGTTGAATCATTACAGGAAGTAAGAGAACAGAAGAAAGACAGCCCGGAGATGATAAACGTATCATGTGACGAAATGGAACAGATTTTTGGATATTGTGGAGTTCCAGACGAGAAGTTATCAGATTTCAAGGAAAACTGGGAAATGTATTTCAGTAATGAGCCTGTTGCCATTGACAATATCCATAATTCAAAAACTGCAAAAATTGTAACATCAGATGCAACAATCTGCATCCAGCCAGATAAAATTGCTCTGATTGAATTGAAAGAAATAAACGGCGTTCCATCTCTTGTAATTCCGGTAAATGGAGAACTGAAAATCAATGGAATTGAAGTCGAATTAAAATAAACACTTTTGAAAAAGCCAGGAATTGGAGAAAGGAATTTTAGAATTGGCAAATAAAAGAATGTTTACCATGAAAATTGTTGATACAGACGCTTTTCTTGATATGCCATTATCAACACAATGCCTTTATTTTCATTTAAATATGCGAGCTGATGATGATGGATTTATTGGAAACCCAAAGAGGATTGAAAAAATAATAGGTGCAAATGATGATGATTTGAAGCTTCTGATTGCCAAGAGATTTGTTATCTTATTTGATGATGGCGTGATTGTTATTAAGCATTGGAGAATGCACAACACCCTGTCTAGAGACAGATATATAGAAACTTCATACACTGACGAAAAAAAGAAACTGCTATTGAAAGATAACGGAAGTTACTCACTGACAAATGGAAATTCTATTGATGATACCAAACTAATAGAGCGTTCAAACAGGCAGACGCAGAAAAGACGCAAAATAGACGAACAAAAGACGCACTCAGATAAAGATATAGGTTTAGATAAAGATTTAGAATTAGATTTAGATTTAGATATAGAATTAGATAAAGATAAAGAAAAAGATATAAATGATTTAATAGTATCTAAAGATACTATTCGTCAGACTGACGTCCAACGAATCATTGATGAATGGAATACTCTGGAAGAATTTGGTATTAATCCTGTAAAAAGAATGACATCAAAACGAGAACAAGCAGTGAAAGCCAGAATCCGTCAGAACCATATGGACGATATCTTAGAAGCTATTGAAAACATTCGCCATAGCAGCTTCTTACAAGGCCAGAACAAAGAAGGCTGGATGATAACTTTCGATTGGTTCTTAAAGCCCGGTAACTTTGCGAAGGTATTTGAAGGGAACTATCTTGATAAAGCCGGAAGTAAACCGCAAAGCTACATGGAGAAAATCCAAAACAGGGTAAGCGAGGTGGATAATTGGGTATGACAAGAGAAGAATGGGCGGTACTGGTAAAGGCAATGAAAGCTGTGTACACTTCCCCAGCATTTCTGCCAGATCAATATGCTTTTGATACTTGGTACGGATTACTGAAAGACCTGGATTACAAGCTTTTAAGTTTCGGATTAAAGAAATATATGCAGACGGAATGGAAAGAGCCATCAATAGCCGCATTAAGGCAATGCGCACAAAGCGTTGCACCGCAAAAGGAAGAGCTGAATGAAACAGAAGCCTGGGAAAAGGTATGCAAAGCTATTCAGAACTCTACATATAACGCAGAAACAGAGTTTGATAAGCTTCCAAAAATCATTCAGAAAGCAGTATCAAGTCCGGCACAACTTAGAGAATGGGCGGTATCTGAAAATGCAGATGGTACATGGTGGAGTGTAGTTCAATCAAATTTTCAAAGGACGTATCGGGCAGAAGTGCAAAGAGAACAAGAACGAAGAAAACTAAGTCCAGACCTTTTAAAAATTATAGATACTGCCAGATTGGGAGGTGCTGAAAATTGCCAGATAGAAAACCATGGAGAGAATTAAAAAGCACTGAAATTATAGTCTTAAAGCGGAGACAATGCTCGAAATGCGACTATTACAGCAAGAGCGAAAATGCATGGAGTACAAATGCAACCTGTGATTATATCTTGATTGAAGAACATAGCAGAGGATGTGATCCAAGGGATTGTGTTAAAAATGGTATCTTCAAGAAGAAAGCGAGAGGAAAGTCAAGAGTAAAGCGAGTGATTCTATGAGAAAGATAAGCGAAATGTATAAGCGGTCTGGCGGTACAGCTTATCAGCATACCTGTTCAGAATGCAGATTCTTCCGTGGGGGCAAACATCCGCAATGTTTGCAATACGAACTGGAAATTGATTGGAATCCAGATTATATAGCTTGCAAATTTTACAATCTGGAAGAATCTCAGATTGATGGGCAGGTCAATATCTTTGATTTGTTGTAAAACGTGATAATTGTGTATTTAAAATAGCGCAGAATCGTTCAAAAGAGAATAATGGTAGAAATTATAGGGCATACAAAAGATAAAGAAAAACAGCGTTTAAAATGAGATAATTATATGGAGGGACAATTAATGGAAAAAGCTATATTGTATGCCATAAACGAAAGAATGTTCTCACTTGGTCTGATAGATGAGAAAACAAGAGATAAAATTAAAGCTGAAATCAGCATTAGAAAGTAACGACAATATATTGAGTGGATTTATATGAGGTGTTATACTTTATATGATTCCACTCCCTGTTTATTAAGGGAGAAATGCACTATGAATATTTATTATGTAAGAGAAAAATTAAGAAATTGCTCTATTTACGACATTGAACTAAATGTTGCTTATTATGCCAGGGTTTCTACTGAAAAAGTTGAACAGCAAGCATCCATTAAGCACCAGGAGGAACATTTTGAAGAACTGATACATTCTAACAACAGATGGAAGTTTGCCGGTTCTTACATTGATGATGGTATCTCTGGAATGCACGCAGATAAAAGAGAAGAATTCCAAAGAATGCTCAGAGATGCAAAGCTTGGAAAAATTGACATGATTATAACAAAAGAAATTTCAAGATTTGCGAGAAACACTCTTGATAGCATCCAATACACCAGAGAATTGTTGTCTTACGGCGTATGCGTTTGGTTCCAAAATGATGGAATTAACACTATTGATGATGATAGTGAGTTCCGACTTACTATTATGGCTGGGGTAGCGCAGGACGAAATCCGAAAACTTTCTTCAAGAGTAAAGTTTGGACACGCACAGTCAATCAAAAACGGTGTTGTTCTCGGACACAGAATGTATGGATACTCAAACAATCAAGGAAAGCTTGAACTGATTCCAGAAGAAGCAGACATGGTTCGAATGGTCTTTCGAGACTATGCTTCTGGAATGTCTACACCAAGAATTGAAAAAAAACTCTGGAATATGGGATATAGAAGTTTCAAAGGCGGTAAGATCAGTAGAGATGTCATAAAAAATATTATTCGGAATCCAAAATACAAAGGATACTATTGCGGAGGAAAAGTAAAGGTTGTCGATATGTTCACAAAGAAACAAGAATTTCTTCCGCAGTCAGAATGGATAATGTTTAAGGATGATGGTTCCAGAGTACCGCAGATCATTGATGAAACTACCTGGGAAAAGGCAAACGCATATTTAAGAGAACGTGGAGAAGCCATAAAATCAAGAAGAACCTCTTTTAAAAACGAAAATATTTTCACTGGAAAACTTTTCTGCGCAAATGACGGAGCGCCATACTGGATGAAGCAGCATTATATTCGAGGAAAAGAAGATGTTCGATGGGTATGCAGTTATAAGATAAAAAACGGAGCAGCTTCATGCGATTCATTCGGACTGGCAGAATCAGAACTGAAAGAAATAATTGCAGAATTAATAAATAAATCTTCTGAAAATATTGACAGCATTTTGGAAGAATATTTTGAAATTTTGCAGTCCTCGATCAAAAACATTCCAGACAATAAAAACGAAATCTCACGACTTGAAAAACAGATTGATCTGTTAAAACAAAAACGTGAAAAAATACTGGAATATAATCTGGATGGAAAAATATCTGATGATGAGTTTATTTCAAGAAATAAAGAATACGTGAAGCAGATAAAACAGATTGAGAGCCATATTCTAGAAATCCAAAATACAAAAAGTCCAGAGCCAGTAGAAATACAATTAAGTGCTATTAAAGAACAGTTAGAAAAGTTTAAAGGCGTTACTCCACAGGACATTAACAGGCAGATTGTCAATGAACTTTTTGAGAAAATTACCGTTGAACCGTTGGCGGTTACATGTGCAACACTGACATTTCAATTAAGGTCTGGAAGCCTTGAAAAATGGGGGTTTCCCTTGCGCCGTTCTGACGATATGATTTTAACTCTACATTCAGAACAACACAAGATATTTAGTAGGAAAACTTGCATTAAGACACAAGATATGGTATTTTTCAAATATAAGTACCTTTTAGCACTATAAGAGAAAAAATGGGAGTGGAATCAATGATACATACAGCTTATGACGTAATGAAAGAGTTTTTAATCACGGATGCAGACCTTGATGGTAAGTACGGAATCCCGAAAATTCCAAAGACTTTTATCCATACTGGCAAAGATACTGTAGACTTTGCAGAGAGCTTCAGCAGAAAAATTAAGAACCACCGGGAACTGGATGTAAACTTCTACGTGGATGATGTGCAGTTTCAAAGATTATGGAATCAGCCAGACAAGTATATTGAGCATTTAAAATGTTTTCATGCAGTCGTTATGCCGGATTTTAGCATATCAGTAGGCAAGAATGGAATGCCACTGGTAATGTGCCTGTGGAATAAATACCGTAATCATGCACTGGCTCACTACATGATCTTGAATGATATTCCAGTAATTCCAAACGTAAGCATATTACCAGAATACTGTTGGGACTGGTGCTTTGATGGGCTACCAGAGGGAAGCACAGTTGCCTGTTGCACAAATGGAAGAGTAAAGAGCAAGGCAGCACGGTTGGAATTTTGCGTTGGTTTCAAGGAAATGGAACGGAGATTGAAACCACTGCGAGTTATCATTGTTGGAAGAATCCCGGAAGAATTAGAAACAGACACGGAGATTATAAATTTTGAAACCAGGAATCAGAAGATTAACAAGGAGAGCGTGAATGGGAACAACGACTGATAATTACCAGAGAAAGAAGAAACTTTCCAAGTCCCAAATGAAGAGGACGGAACGTTTAGAAAAATCATCCCACAGAAGATATGGAACACGGAAGAAGGAAGGATTAAATAAATTGTGAATTTTGAATCATTTAGAACTTTACTCTATAGAAATATTTGTGCAAAATTAAAATTTAAGTGGTAACTAGAAAATGCGAGAATTTTTCTGGTTGCCACTTTTTTCCTGGATTTCCTTGATTTTCGGCTTCCAAAATGATGTTGGAATTTAAGAATCATTCCAAAGTTAGTTACAACTATTGAAGCCTTTAACAGCTGCGGTTTTTCCGCCGGCACAAACAAACCATGGACAGTACTGGAAGCCGATACCGCGCCGAACCGATGAAGCCGGGACGCTGCCAGGAATGATTGAAAGTCAACAAAGCCGACCGCCAGCCGTAGCCCTGGAAGATCAGAACCAATAACCCACGGATAATAGATCATAACAGCAAATGGCATGTAATGCAGTGATAAAAAATGCAATAATACTCTTGCAAAATAAGCCTTAAATGGCTTGTAACGTATTTATCCTATACTTTATTGACTACGATTATAAAACGCCTTAAAATGGCAAATACGGCGTTATACAAGCATATCACAATATAGTTGTATATACCTAATTGATATATGCCCGGACAGCTGCGACAGATCACCGGGAAGCCTGGACAATATACGCACGTAAGCGGACACAATGCACCCATTTACACGGTATGCAAATAAAGCATAGCTGCACATAGCTACACAAGGCTATTATACACCAATAGCCGCAGACAGTCAATAAACCATGCAAGACGCTAAAAAGCGTTTTAAAGGCTCATAAGCGGCTCAAAATGCAAATACTGCATAAATCCCCATTAACAGCATTAAAAGCCATTTACGGCTAAAATAGCGCGCTAATTGATTGACTTATGGCATTAACTTTGCAATGTGCATCTGGCAGAATGCCAAAAAACCGCTTGCACGCCGTGAACGTGCCGCCAGACTGGATACCGGGAAGCGGTGAAAAAATCATTCGTTTATAACAATGTTGAAATCATCATCAATATAACCAATAAATTTTATATTATCCTGGTTATATTCGTTTTTATATGTTTTATATATTCGTACATGCTTAAAATTTCCATCATACCAAACATCTAAGCCCATAGCATGTACTTTTTTATTTGCTTCAAGTTGCTTTCTTACATTTTCCTTAAAAGTTGAATTTTTCATGTTTTATCTTTCTTCCCTTCACCCTGGGAGCCAGGATATAAAAAGACTTGTCATATTATTTAAAAGTCATTTTTGTAACAGCCGGAAGACTGCGAAAAAATTCCCGGTGATCATAATCATCATTAATTTTAAATTGCTGGTCGCTTGTTGGGATGATCGTACCCCCGATAAGCTCCATACAGGAGAGTTGTAAACAGCCCTCTTTTTTTGTTGATCTATGCAAAGCGTACCGCATCACAGACTTTTTACCATCCCGGCGTTTTACCGGGGACATATCCCAATAAGCTAATTTAATAGCGCCATCGGAAACAGCAGTAAAAATTTCCGTTGCTTCTTTTTCGGCTTTTTTATTGATTGTATCAACTATGGAGAAGTCGCCGCTTTTTATGGCGGCGATTGTCTGCGCTTGCGTGGCTTTCTTGATTGTTACCATTTTAAAGCCCTCCATAAGTTTTATTTGTCTTGTAACACTTGTTCCAGAAGTCAACAACGTTTTCAGCTTCTTTTTTCGTGCTGCAAATATTTGCGGAAGTAATGCCGGGGATTTGCAAAGAAAATAATAAATTGTCAGAGCTAGAGACCCGAAGAACAGACGCAAAGTTTTTATTGTTTGTGCGTGTTGAAATTGCTATGTAATGATATTTCATGCTTTAGGCCTCCATTTCTTTATGTGCTTCGTCAAAATCTTCTTCGAGATCGTCCAGTACTTCAGAAATTGCGATCCCTAATAAGTAACAACGGATTGTTACGTCTGCCCATTCTGCGCCCTTTTCAATAACATTTATGTTATTCTGTCCGAACTCGTCAAGGGCTTCTTCGAGCAAGTCCAAGTTGTGCGCTATACTTTCTTCTGCCTTGTAAGAATTGCAATAATAAGAGCCGCTTGCATTGCCTGTTACGCTGTCTTCTGTCCAAAGTTCATCATTCAATTTTTCTTCCAGTTCTTCCAAGCTGTCAAAGTCTGTGAAATTAATTTCACTATCAATATAATTTTTAACGTCTTCTTTTACTGCTTCCAGATAATTATATTTTGTCATTGTTTTTTACCATCGCCCCTGTTATAATGGGGTTGCCTTTCTTTTTAGTTTGGTGCCCGGTTTGGTTTGGAAGTCGACCGGGCTTTTTTTATTTTGTCCAGGAACTAGAATTTTTCAATTAATCGTGATCCGTTTCTTATGTCCTCATTGTGTTGAGTGGTTCGGGCGGTTCCGGTTGTTTGTTTCTTTTGTTCCTTTGTTGATATTATAATACCACATATAATGCACTTATACAATATGGAATAATAACTAATAATGCACTTATATAACAGAGCTTAATTGTGTATTTTGTATAATGCACTTATATTATTGACAATATAATGCACTTATGGTATTATCATTATAAAAGGAGGCCTTACAATATGGAAGAATTAAAGACAACAGAAGCACAAAGAAAAGCTGTAAGAGAGTATGAGAAGAAGAACGACCGTATAAATATAATATTTCCAGCCGGTACAAAAGAAAAAATGAAAAAGCTAGGAATCGAAAAGCCAAATACATTTATAAAGGAAGTAATAGCGGCAGAGCTTGAAAGAATGGAGAAATATAAAAAATAATGCACTTATATTATTGACAATATAATGCACTTATGGTATTATAAAGGTAGTTAAAGAAAACCAATTACACAGCCCCAGACATGGAGCAGATCAGGAGGAAAAAATGATAAAATATGATTTGGTGAAAAGAACGGCGGAATTTAATCGCAAAAATAGAAAGGAGATTAAAGAAGGATGTACGGCGTTTGATTCTTCGCCTGAATATATAAAAACATTTGATACTTTAGCAGAAGCGAAAAAAGAGCTTGCCAAGTGTAAGACAAGTATTAGCAAATTCAAAACCGGTATGACATTTTATGAGGTTACAGAATACGTGATTGAAGAAAATGAATTCGAGTATGACGAGGATGAAAAAAAGCTCGTACAGACGAGCTTTATAGACACATTAGAAACTACTTCAATGGAAATCGAAGTTGTTGAAAAACCCAGCTATGAAACAATTGGTGTTTATTCCAGCCTGGAAGAGGCGGAAGAGGCAGCAAACGAGTATGACGGAGACGGAGAATCCTATATAATGCTTTAAAAAATAAGTCGGAAACACAGGACGAAAATGGAGAAGATTTATCAATGCCCAAAATAGAAAGCCCTAGGAGATAATCCCGGGGCTTTTAAAATGCTTATTCATGGCGGCTATGGACAGAGTACAGACCGCCGCCTAGCCTGTTAATATTTAAATAACACAGATTTTCACAAATTGTCAAGAGAAATATTTTTAAAATACCGCTTGACATTCAAAATAAATTTATTTAAGCTGTTAAATAACGACGGTCGCGGGAACTCAGGAAGGGCAGGACTGACAGTACAGAAAACCGTTAATTTAATAATTTGTCTGATAAGCCAGATCACGCCGGGTAAGCTCCTGGAAGGTCTGGCTTTTATTATTTAAAACTGCGAAAATAAGCCGCCATATATAATATATATTATAATATAATACCTGCCCTTCCTAGATTCCTAAGACTAGAGTTTATTAAAAGATATGCTATACAGTACCGTATAATAATATATAAGATATAAATATAAATATAGATTATAATATAATACCCAAATTATTATTTATTAATTATTAACAAAATAGATTGTTTTATTTTATGCAAAATTAAATTTGACAAGATATTAAAAACTGTGTTAAGGTATCAGCAACAAAGAAAACAGAATATTTTATTTTGAGTTTTAGAGAATGTACCCGAACACCCGGAAGTTTTCCGGGAATAAGCTTTACCTGGTGACATTCTCTTTTTTTTATTTATAAATTAACGTGTTAAAGTGAGGTGATAATATGAAAGATAATACAGTAAATGTACAAGACGTAGATATCTATTTAGATAATATTAATATATATGCTGATGAGTATATAAATACTGTATTATGTATATCACCAGATAACGAAAACTATAAGAAAGAAGTATCAGATAGCTTTGTAGATATGATTTTTTATATTGCAGATCATATACAAAAGCCAAGTAATGACAATATAGAGCTATTAGATAAAATGTTTAATACTTATGTGAGATTATGCAGTAAATATCATGTATTACCAACCCTAGAAGTATTTAGCTTTTTAGTTGGGATTAATCGTACAACGTTTACTGACTGGATGAATGGGGAATATAGAACAAACTCAGCGCATGGTAACACGGCTAAAAAATGGTTTGATATTTGCAAAAACTGTGCAATTAATAGACTGCATAACCAGACCGGAACAAATGCGAATTTGATATTTGTTGCAAAAGCAGCCTATGGCATGGCAGAAACGGCACCAGTACAAGCAACACAACAGTACGGCGTACCACAGCAGACCGCGCAGCAGATCGCAGAGAAGCACAGAGCCGCTTTACAGCTTCCAGAGATGGAAAAGCCGGAGTTGTAAAGCCTGTAAGAACACAGAAACAATAAAAATGTACATGAGGGACGGACAAAATGCAGTAAACGCATGGAATCGTACAATATGCACAATAATGACGATTATATTTGTGCATTATGTATAGATTTTTGAAGACATCTATATAAAAAACAAGTGTTTATCATATAGATACATATGTTCGAGAAAATACGTTCGGTAAATTCTACTTGACCATTGCCAATGGCATACGATAAACAGCGACCAGGTAAGGGCAGCGGGTCCCATGGGGCGGCGGGCTGACTTGCCAGCGTCTGCACTGGATGACCGGGAGGGGGTTATATATAGACCTCTGGCTGGCGTAGTCAGTTCCTCGAGTTTCCAAAAAAACAAAAAGAACTCTTTCAACATCAACGACTCCACATGGCAGGGATAGTGATTGCAACACGACAAGCAGTAAGCCTTAACTGTTTCTCTGCCAACACTAAATAAGGCAGTACCAAGAAAGGCAGGTATAAAACATGAAGATAGGATACGCAAGAGAATCTGGATTATGGTTCCCGTTGGAAGCAAAGAAAAAGATACTTTTGAACGAAGAAATTGACTCGTTTATTTTCGATTTGGCAGATGAAAATAATAATTTTAGACTTCTTTGTGAAAACATGAAAAAGGGTGATTCATTAATTATTTGCGGAGTTGATGATATTGGAAATACCAAGAATGAAATCGAAGAAATATGGAGACGGCTTTGTAATTTGGATATTGAAATCTATGTACTCACAGCTCCGACGTTGTTTTACAGTGAGAGCATGACACTAGAACAATCGTTTATAAGAGATGTGACACGTAGCGTACTTGCTTCTCAGGTTGAAATTGCTAATCAGAAATTAAAAGCAATAAACGATTTGTGATAACTGATAACATTCGCAGAAAGGTAGGCACAAGATGGAAAAAATAGTAAGCAATGACGGATACCTTCGGTCAAGGTTGATGGATATAGCACAACAGCTTTTGAATATTTGTAACGAAACCGGAAATTCAAATATTCAACTCATGACATCATCTTGTGAGAATGGGAAAGGTATTACGCTTCTGGCTAAAGCCGATGACAAACCGATTCTTTCCGTAAAGATGGATACTGCCTATGAAAAAGCATAACCCACAATCCGAATCCATCCGCATCCGATTTTCCGAAAAACAGAAAAAAAGGCTCCTGGAAGAGAAGAACCGAACAGACAGGAGTGTATCGGATATTGTGAGACAGGCAGTTGATGAATATTTCGGGAGGAAAAGACGTGCTTAAATTTTTCTCAAAAAATAAAAAAGGCGTTTCCGAAACAAACCAAGCATATGAAAATGTTGGACAGGAATCCCAGGAAATTCGGAAACTGGTGAAGCCAATTCACGCAAAAGCAATATTAGCTGATGGCAGATTGTATGATACTCAAACTGCCACATATGTTTGTAAATATGGAAATCTTTCTTTGTTTGTTACAAAGAACGGTAGGTGGTTTGGCGCAAAATCAAAATCTGAATTAGCCGGTTACAGTGCTGATGAAAACGGAGACAGAACCGCCGAGTACAGAGTGATGTATTATGGTTTGGAATGTATTGATAAAATTTTTGTGATGCAATATCTGTGGCATTACAAAAATAAGCTTTACAAGAAATATTTCGGGGAGGTGGAAGAAGGATGATGAATTATTTTTTATACAGTATTGGGAATGATGTCCGTTCATGTGAAAAAGAAGAGTATATTCCAAGAGATGCTACTGGAATACTTAAAGTACAAAATGGAGAAGTATTTTCAAAGGAAAACGGAGAATGGAAAAAGTTATCCATGCTATACGCACCAATAAGTGATAACAAGGATAGTCTTCCCGAATCCCCCATTGATGTAGCGTCTATGCTTATCAATGCCACAGTAACTAACGAACTACCGACTGAGAAAATTCCACTGTCTTCATTATTGGAGCAGAAAACATGGGAAATTCCAAAATACAACATTCTACAGTTGGAAGAGATTGCGAAACACCTCCTTCTCTACTGTGAAACTAAAAGAAAGGGGCGCGAAGATGTCTTTAGTAAAAATCACAAATCCCAACCCCAATGATTGGCTCGGCACAAAATATTTCATTGATGGAAATGAAGTTCCGAGAGTAAGATCAATAAATTTCCATACCGCAGTATATGAAATTCCAGTATTTGAGTTTGAAATGATGGCTGTTCCAGACATTGAAATGGAGTGCTTGGCACAAATTAGTGTCACTTCTCAATCAATTACTGACGCAATTTCAGTTTTAAGGCACGAACTGCTACAACACGGAGAAATTTACAATGGATTCAAAGCAAGCCTAAAATCGGCTTTAGAATCCTACAATTACTGTGGAATGCCATTTGAGCCAGAAGAAGAGATTGCAGAAAAGATTTTGAATTTCTTAATTGGGGAGGAAAAAGGAAATGAATGCACTTAATGTAATCGGAACAGCTGTAAATCTTGCATTTTTCGTTCTGGTTCTTGCTGGAACTTTAGCCATACTGGACGAAGAAGGAAAGACAAACGTAATACAGATTTTATTCTGTATTTGTTTAGAAATATGTTTTGCACTGAATATTTTCTTAATTTGCGCGAGGTGACAAATGTATTTACCAATTCCAATTGGAATTATCCCGATTGATTTAATCGAAAGGGTTAAATTCATAAAAGCGCCGCTTCGACTTAATCCATGTAGGCTCGGAAAAGCCTATGAAAGTGATAAGTCGAGGCATCCAGAGTAGTGTAAGTGCTAATTACTTATTATATTAATTACATAAACTTATATATCACGACTTCCCCGGTCTTAATGGTGCGCCGGGGTTGATGGGCTATCGCCAAGAGGTAAGGCACAGCACTTTGACTGCTGCATTCGCTGGTTCGAATCCAGCTAGCCCAGTTTGCAATATTTATCATATTGCAAATATTTTTCTTTTTCATACAACTTTCGCTTCGGCCTTCTAGCCCAACGGGGCTGATTAAAGGGGCTTCAAATGTCCCGGAAGACTTTCTGAAATCCAAAAGCGTTTCAGAAAACCTTTGTTGCAGCTGGCGGTCAAGAACTGCAACAGTGCCGGATTGTTTGCCATGGCGGTCAAATAATTCGGTATCTTAGGAAGCTTAGTTCAGCGGTAAGAGCAACGGCCTCATAAGCCGTAAGTCCTGGGTTCGAATCCCAGAGCTTCCATTTCTTCTAAATGCCATTCATCCGTAATATGGGTGGAAAAAACTTCCAGTTGAGTGTGTGGATTGGGTAAATTTAGGTGCGATACGGCGTAGCTTAAATGGATCTGATTTCCCGGCTGGTATATCTCTGAGTTAAAAATATTAACGCAGCGCACGTTAATAAAAGGAGTTTTCAAGAGATGCCGTTCTAAGACGCATAAAAATATCCAGTGAATCTACAGCACTAAAACTTGTAGATAGTGGAAAGCATAACACGATAAACCTATTGCTAACCCGGTTTTTCCGGGTTCCGGCAGGATAGAGAAGTGGAATATCGCAAGGCTCATATCCTTGAGAACGGCGGTTCGAATCCGTCTCCTGCAATTACATCTACCAGGTGTAGATAGGATATCTTACTTTAGCATAGCTATTGTTGGTTTTTAGACGAGGTAGCTCAATTGGACAGAGCAATGAGAATATTAGTCATGTTTGTGACTATAACAGCAATTTACTCCATTACAAGGCATAGGTTGGTGGTTCGAATCCATCCCTCGTCACTGCCCCGGTTATCGGTTACGGAAAACCGATTAGAACATGTTTGTGTTCTTCACTACAAATAATTTTATAGGTTCAAATCCTGTTGGGGCAATTATGTGATGCTTACAGCAATTATTCTGGATATGACTGTTAATCATAAAACCAAAAAGCATCATGAAATTTATGGGACGCTTGCAGCAACTCACTTAAATAAAATCTAATTCGTATATTTTGTATTTTTCGTGTCCTGAAAGGAGAAAAAGCATGGATTTTGCAAATGCAATGAAACAAGAAAACAAATTTACAAGAACCGAAAACGGAGCAGTTGCGCTGAATACTACAAGCGATGCAAGACTTGACCTGTTCGGAACTATTGGTGCATTGAGAGAAGCTGATGAAAATAGAATCACCACTTTATTCTCAGAAGCATTTGCGCAGGATAAACTCTTTGCCACAAAGATTGCTTTTTATGCAAGAGATATTCGTTGTGGGCTTGGAGAGAGAAAAACTTTCCGAACCATTATCCGCTACATGGCTGAACATCATCCAGAAGCACTCAGACCGAATCTTGATTTAATTGGAGTGTTCGGAAGATATGATGACCTCTATGAACTGATTGGAACACCATTGGAAGATGATATGTGGAAAACCATGAAAAATCAGTTCGAGGAAGATTTGAAGAATCTTAATGAAGGGAAAGCAATTTCTTTGCTTGCTAAATGGATTAAGACCGCCGATGCAAGTAGCACAGAAACTAGAAAGTTAGGAATTCTGACTGCACAGAAGTTGGGTTATCCAGTCTACAACTTTAAGAGAATTGTTCGTAGCATGAGAAAACAGATCGGTGTTGTTGAAAGCCTTATGTCTGCCGGTAAGTGGAACGAGATTAAATATCCAGAAGTTCCAAGCCGTGCAATGATGATTTATCGTAGAGCCTTTGCAAAGCATGATCCAGATGGTTTCAGTGAGTTTATCAATAAAGCTGATAAAGGAGAAATTAAAATCAATGCTTCAACCTTGTATCCATACGATATCGTAGAGAAAATTCTTTACGGAAAAGAAAACAACAAAGTTCTTGAAGCACAGTGGAAAGCGCTTCCAGATTATGTCGAACAGGGAACAAATGCACTGATAATGGCTGATGTATCTGGCTCAATGTATGGAAGACCAATGGCAACGTCAATCGGCTTGGCAATATATTTTGCTGAGAGAAATACAGGAGCATATCATAATTTGTTTATGACATTCTCTAGTTGTCCACAGATTGTTTCTCTGAAGGGAAAAACACTTCATCAGAAAATAATCAATGTTGCAAAAGCAAATTGGGGCTATGGCACAGACCTCAAAGCTGCATTTAAGAAAGTACTTGATATTGCCGAGAAGAATAATATTTCTCAAGAAGAAATGCCAAAAGCTATAGTCGTTATCTCTGATATGGAAATTGATTATAGTGGCAATAAGGACTGGTCTTTCTATGACAAAATGGAAAAGAAATTCAGAGAAGCTGGATACATCATTCCGAACGTTATCTTCTGGAATGTAGACAGCAGACATGATGTATTTCATGCAGATGCTACAAAAAAAGGCGTACAGCTTGCAAGTGGTCAGTCGGTAACAGTATTCAAACAGGTTTTACAGAATCTTGGATACAATCCGATTGAGGCTATGGAAAACACGATCAATTCGGAAAGATACAATTGTATTACTGTTGAATGAAACAAAAGTGAAACCCATCCCAGTTCTTTTCAAAAGAACTGACCGTGACAGGCGGTGATATGAAACATAGCTCAGTGGTAGAGCAATGATACTCAATATCATGTGACACAGGTTCGATTCCTGTTGTTTCTATCTGGCAAATTGCCATTGCCAGAAGTTGCATTTTCCCCCTAAAGTTCCAGTGTTTCTCGTTGGGAGATTTATGCCGTTCAAGTCGGCGCACTGGATTTTTCTAAATCGAGGTAATTTATGAATGAAAAAAGTTGCAAGAATTGTTGAAAACATGATAACTTCACATGTGTTTGCTTCAATGTCGATAGTGAATATTGCGCAGACTTTACAGAGCCAGAGTGTTATTGTGAGTTTTGGGAGAGAAAAGAAGATGGAGATATGTGGTAAAGAAATAAAAGACGAATGTTCAAACTGCGGGAATATTCTTGAATGTGAGTTATTCCGACAAGGTCATGGCATAAAACAGGAACGTGAAAACATAGCTAAAATGATTGCCTGTCAGATGAAGCACAGGGAGAGGAGGGAATTTGAATGCTAAATTTACTTGATAAACGCAATTGCCCTGTTTGCGGTGGAATATTGAAATGTGAAAATGCCGATTTCACAAACCCTTTTATAGAAAAAGGACTCTTTTTAAATGTGACATGGCAATGCACCAATTGCGGCGCTGAATATACTGCAAAACTTGAATTAACTTCAAACGGATATGATGTGCAAGACCGTGAAGCACATATTGATGTAGAGGATAATTTTTCAGCCGAAAAATTTATGCTTGGAAGAGACAATTTTCGAAGACAGAGGTGGTAAATATGAAATTTGAGGATATGGCAAACTGGACAGAAGAACAGTTGAAAAATGAAGTTGTTCGTTTGGCTGATGAATGCGAGAAAAAACAGCATATAATCCTGGACTATAAAGCTTTATCGGAGACACTTAACCAAAAGCTTCTTGAAAATGATAACTGGAAGATTCCGATTGATGGAATTGAAAATGTAGATACTGGTCATCCATCTATAGAATGGTATGAACAACGACACCAGGATGACTGTATTAGAATCAACGAGTTAACTGTTACTGTTGACACATTGGTTGACCGATACGCTAATTTAAGGAAAAACAAAGGGATGTGCTGATATGGGTGAAAAGGAAGAATTAAAGCATTTCTTTACATGTAATGGAAAAGTTATTGAAACAATACCAGAGATTTCAATTTCGGATGGTGCTGTTATCGAAGGTGGTATTCTTCACAAAAATGAGGATGGCACACTTTGTAGCATAGGAAAGCCGTTAAGTATTGAACTTGAATTTAAATTAAGTAATGAACTATTTTGGACACTAGTTGCCCCAAATCGAATAAACCAGAATAATTTCCGAAAAATGCATGGCATTCCGAAACGGAGGAAAATTAATGGATCAAGAAAAAACAAAAGGTTGTCCAGAATGGAGAACACAAGTACAGCAGGCACCTGCCAAAGAAATTGTTGACTTTGCAAAAGCACATCCATGCGATTATATGAGAAAATGCTTAGAGCAATATCCGTATTGGGGAAACCAATACAATGGTTTTAATAGGAAGAAATTTAAGGAGATTTTTAATGAGCATTAAATCAGCATTAGAATCCGAAGGAATAGATTTTTCTAAATACATGAATCCACCAGAACCGTGGAATGGACAGGCATTAATACGGAATATCAATGGAACGAAATACGCTTGTTGTCCTTTTTGCCAGAAGAAAGCGCTTCTGATTAGCCCAAACACGAAGATTCAGCACTTGAAACTGAAATGTAAGGGTAGTAATTGCAAGAAAGAGTTTGAGGTGAATGTATGAACACAAAACGGATTAAATGTATTTTGACAGGTGGATGCAAGTTCAAAAGTTCGGATACAGAATCGAAATGCAATGATAAAGAAAAGACTTGCACCATTACAGAAACTTGTTACAAATGCGGGAAGAAGTACACTGCCGTATTTACCTACAAACAATTAGGGATTCCAGTGAGGTGAATGTATGAATTGGTTTAAAGAAAAATGTTCCCACCTATATGAGGAAATTGGGAAATGCTATGACAGAATAGATTACGGAAATGGTACTTATATAAATGCTTATATTGTAAAAAAATGCAAAATATGCGGAAATATTACAGCCAAGACTGTATATTCAAATGAATTTACAAGGTATACATCTCCTGTAAGAGTTGATGATTGTGTAAAAAAACTGATAGCTAAAGGATATGTTGACAAGGTTGATTTCTTTTTGGAACACGAAAATGATAATATACCGTGGAAATAAATGGAGGTCTATTGAGTGAAGAAGGCAAGAAAAATATGTTGGATAATTGCGAATTTCATAATATCCAAATGGGTAGCAGATTATTTGATAGCCACAATTCAAATGATGATTGAAAATCATTGGGGATTTTCTGCAGTACCATTACTGTTTATGGCAGTATTCGCAGAATGGAAAGTAATTGAAAATATTTTTACGGAATTAAAAAGATGATTTTATCAAGAAAGGATATGTATGACAAAACAAGAAGCGGTAGTAGTTGAAACCTACACAGGAATTTGTATGCTTACAGGGGATGACCGAAGACTTGCATACGAATACGCAGAAAAACTTTTAGGTCATCCGATATATACACATGAATTCCCGAAGTATGCTGATAAGTTGAAAGAACTTAGCAAGCCAGATTTTATTGAAATTTGTAGAAAGTTAGGTGATTGAATGAATCCAGTATTTATATTTCTAGTGATATGTGGAGCGGCAGTAGTATGGTTCCTGCTTTACAAATTATTTCAACCACTAGGTAAATTATTGAACCACATTGGCAGAAATGCTATTGATGAGTTAAATAAAGACGAAAGTCAAAAAGAGGAGGATAATAAATGAAAAAAGGACTTTTAGGTGGAATTGGATTAGCTGTTGTAATCATTGCAGGACTTATATGTGTTGCAAAGTGCAGTGTGAGAGTTCCGGCTGGTTACATTGCGGTAGAGTACAAAATGAACGGAGGAATCTCTAAGAATGTACTTACACAGGGATGGCATGTGATTTCACCAACAGTAAAAACTTCACTGTATTCCGTTGGAATCGAGCAGTCTTATCTTACATCTGAGGATAAGGGCGATTCTCCAAAAGATGAAAGCTTCAAGACACCAACAGCAGATGGTAAATCGCTTCAAGTTGACCTTGAATTTTCTTATAAATTCGATCAGAGCAGAGTAACTGATGTATTTACTCAGTTCAAAGGTCAATCCGGGGAATCTGTGAAAAATACTTTTATTAAGCCTAAGATGAAAGCATGGACGCAGGAAGTAACTGCGAAGTATCCAGTAACAGATGTTTTCGGTGATAAACGCCAGGAACTGAATGAATCACTTGACGAATATCTTAAACAGAAGTTTGAGCCATACGGAATTATTATTGATACAGTAAACTTTACTTCTATTTCCACCGATGATGAAACACAGGCTGCAATTCAGAAGAAGGTAAATGCACAGCAAGAATTAGAACTTGCTAACATTGAAGCTAAAACAGCCAAAGTACAAGCTGATAAAGATAAAGAAGTTGCACTGATTGCTGCTGAACAGGAAAAAGAAAAAGCATCTATCCAAGCGGAACAGGCAAAGATTGATGCAGAAGGAAAAGCAGAAGCAATTAAGATTAAAGCAGAAGCTGAAGCAGAAGCAAATAGAAAAATCGCAGAATCTCTTACTCCCGAACTGATTGAAAAACAGAAGATTGATAAATGGAATGGTGAAGTACCAAAGATTCAAGGAGGTAACACTTCTACCATCGTAGATACAAGAGACATGACAGCTGATGAGAATGTTAAATAATAAGTAAACCAGTCAAGAGAGCCACATGAGAGCCAGACTAAATCCTAAAAAGAAAGGAGGTCTGGCTCTATTTTTATGGGAAAAATTACAGAAGGTTCGCTTGAATGGTATCGGGCAGTACTGAATCAGATTATCAGTAGTGACATGACAATCTATCAGAATCAAAAAGATTGCCTTGATTTGCTCTTAAATATGAATATTGACCTTCCTTTCAGAAAGAACCAAGAAGCACGGAAAATGGCTATGAAAGTAAGTCAATACTCACATAACATAGCAGAGAAGTGTGCTGCATTAACTGGCAGTGGTGATTTTGATGATATCTACTGGCAGTATTTGTTGTTGGAAGCACCACATTTATTTGAAAGTTACTTGCTTTATATGGAAAAAAATAGACCAGACAGCAAGAAATTTTATATTCCACGAAGAAAAACACTACATGTGGTAGCCCAAGACCTACAAGATTTGGAAGAAAGAAAGATAGAGTTTTACGGTTTATCGCTTCCGAGCCGTGTTGGAAAATCCACTATGTGTATTTTCTTTATGTCATGGATAATGGGTAAAAGACCAAATAGCCATAGTGCCATGGGTGGTCATTCTGGAAAACTGGCAAAAGGATTTTACGGAGAACTTCTTAATCTCATTAATACACAGGAATACAACTATAGTGAAATTTTTCCACAGTCGAAACTTCAAAAACAGAGTGCTGATGATTTTGAAATAAACCTGGACAAGCCAGACCGATTTGCAACAATGACTTGCCGTGGTATTGAAGGTACTTGGACAGGTGCCGTTGACATTTCTTCCGATGGGTATTTGTACGTGGATGACCTTGTAAGAGATAGGCAACATTCATTAAGTCCTACCCGATTAGAAAACACATATCAAGAATATCTAAACAAGATGGTTGACCGTAAGATTGATGGTGCAAGAGAACTTATGGTTGGAACCAGATGGAATTTATATGACCCTCTTGGAAAAATAGAGAAGCTAAATCGGGATAATCCAATGTATCGGTTTAGAAAAATTCCAGCTTTGAACGATGATGGTGAATCCAATTTCGATTATGAGTATGGCGTTGGATTTTCAACAAAATATTATGTTGATATGAAAGCTAGGTTAGACGCTAACGAATGGGAAGCCAAATATCAGCAAAAGCCCTTCTTGCGTGAAGGAATTGTGTTTGCAGCTGACGAATTGAGATATTATAACGGCGTTCTCCCAGAAGGTGGATTTGTTAAAAATGTTTCTGCTTGCGATGTTGCGTGGGGTGGTGGCGATAGCTTATCAATGCCAGTGGGTGCAGAATACGAAAATGGAGATGTGTATATATATGACTGGATTTTTAGCACAGCGCCAAAAGAAGGAACATTGCCATTAGTTGTTGGAAGAATCATGGGAAATAATATTCAATCTATCAATTTTGAAGCAAATAATGGTGGAGATATGTATGCCTATTATGTAAATGAACGCTTGAAAGAACATAAATACGCTTGCAGCACGACAAGTACAAAAGCACCTTCAAAACAAGCAAAAAAAGAAAAAATAAATCAATATTCCGGGGATGTTAAGCAAAATTTTATATTTTTGGCTCCGAAATATCAAGATAAACAGTATCAAAAGGCTATGGATGAATTAACTACATTCGTCTATATTGGTGATAATGAACATGATGACGCTGCCGATGGAGTTACGCAGCTTGCAATAACGCTTGCCGGCAAAAGATTTGCAGAAGTAAAAGCAACCAAAAATTTTATGTGGGGAAGGAGATAGAGTATGATGACTACAGCTCAATATTTACGCCAGATTGAAAATTATGATAACAGAATCAAAAATAAGCTTATCGAAGAAGAACAGCTCAGTTCTCTTTCCACAAGTGTATCTGCAATTCCTGTTGGAGAAAAGGTACAAACTTCTGTAAAACGTGATCCGATGGGAGATATGATTGCGAAGATATTTGATCTGCGAGAAGAGATTTCAGAAATGATATCTGAATTTTTACAAAAAAGA